CTTCGCGGCGCGCGGATGAGGCGAGCAGCAGTGATCCAGCGGGGATCGTCCACGGGCTCTCGGGGCGGCGGGTCGTCCAGGTGATCGGCGACGCGGTCATGACGTGGCCGCCGAGTCGAACTGCTGCTCAGCTTCGAGCCGCGCGATCATTACCGCCGCTTGGCGGATGCTGCCGCGCGTCATGTCGAGATCGTCCTTCAGATGACGGACGGCCGCGATGCGCCGCCGCGCAGTCATGCGGATGAGAGTCGCGACGGCGATCTGCGCATCGAGCGCGTCGGTGACCGGCGGCAGTTCGAGCGTGTCAGGATCGAAGCCGCTGGGCATCGGCACCTTGACGATTCGGATCTGCGGCGAGCGGGCCGCGTCCGGCGTGTGACGTCCGGGGTAATTGCGCCAGGCGGCGGTCTCGCGCTTCGCATGATCAGCCATGTTCGGTTCCTTCCGGGGGTGGGTTGGGGGTTATCGGGTTCGGGCCGACTCTAACGCGCCGGTCCGACAGTTCTGCTATCGAGCGCCGAACCATAGAGGGTCGAAGTAGCCGACCGTGGGCGCGACCGCGCCGAGGAAGAGCCAGCCACGCCATGTCAGCTTCACCCGCGCGCCGCATCCGAGGCCGCGAGCGTCGAGATGACAGCGTCGGCGAGTTCGGTTAGCTCGATAGCGCCGGGCCGCTTGTGCTCGAAACGCGGCCCCCATGCCCATGTCGGGTCGGAGCGGGGTCGGTGCCCATACGGTGTCTGTCGGGTAGCGGCTCGCTGAGCCAAACCATACGTTCACGGCATCGGGTTGGCTGTCCGGATCATGCGGGCCAGGTAGGACGATCTCGGCGCGGTAACCGCGCTGCTCTAGCTCATCTGCGAGTTCTCGTGCGGTGGTCACGGGGTTCTCCAATCGTCGGGGTGGGAATAGTCGGATCAAGTCCGAGTATACACGAGACGAAAGAACGGCCCGGCGCAAGTGAGTCGCGCCGGGCCGCTACTTCCCCGAGGTACCCACCCCTGAGTACCCGCCATGAGTCTAACTGACAGCGGTCAGCACCCACGCGTCGCTCGTGAACTTCGGCGACGCCACATACGCCGCCGGAATCCAGCAATAGCCGTTGTCTCCCCACTGCGGCGACCAGGAGTTCCTGATCCGGAAATAGAGCTGCCCGTTGATCATCGCGTAGCCGCAGACGCACATACAATGCGCGCCAATGACCGCGTTGCTCGTCGTCGGCATCGGCACCGTATCGACGCCGAGCGATTCGGGGAAGCTGTCGAAAAGCACCATGCCGAAGACGACGAGCCGCCGCGTCGCGACCGCCTTCTGGAAGTTCAACGCCGACACCGGCACACGCTGATAGTTGATCAGCCGCGTCTTCGCCGCGTCGGTGTACGCCTGCGCCGGAGGCGCTGCCGCGAACTTGCTCACGTCATACGGCCACTCGGATTCTGGCGGTGCTCCTACTGCGGCGACGCTCTTGATGCCGTCGCGGATCTGCGCGCCGTGATCAAGCTTGACGGTGCCTTCGATGTAGCGGGCGTTGAAATAGATGAACAGACGCGACAGCATCTCGACACTGAGGTTCTGCGCGGTGAGATCCCACTCCATCGCCCCGGCGATGCCGTTCGCCACGCACGCGCCGAGCTGCAACTGGTCGTAGCATCCGGGCATCTTCGGATCGAGATCGAGCCGGACCGTCGGCGGCAGTTGCGTCTGTGTGATGCGCGGCGCGGCCCAAGTGTGATCGCGGATATCCGGCAGATCAGGCTTGCACCCTAGCCCGTAGCCGCAGTGTGTCGACGGCCGCACATGTAGCGCGTCGCGGACGCCGCTCACTTCGCCTCAAAGCCAGGGAGTTTCTGTAGGAACTCACGTGACACGGTTTGCGGGCCGGGCACGCCGAGCGCCTGATACGCAGCGACGTCAGTCGCAGTCGGCAGCCAATAGACGCCAGACTCGGTTTGCAGATGCAGCGCACCATTAGGCGAGCCGCCGTCGTGAACGATGACCATGTGTTTGTCCTTTCGTAGCGGAACGGGTGGCGGCGGTGCCGGTGCGCTGAGGCCGTAGTCGGTCACGATCTGAGCGATCGGCCGCTGGATCACATTCATATCGACCCAGCCGCCGAACGGCGGGCACGAGCGCGGATAGCCCGCCGGTGTCGGGAAGTTCAGCCCACCGTAATACTGATAGCCGTACCAGCCCGCCGGGAGCTGATCGGTGTAGTCCGCGAGGAACCGCTTCAACGTCGGCGGGTGCGACGGCCACAGCGCGGACCAGTCGCCTGAGTTCGCGTACCCGTCGAGCCGCGCGGCGGTCGCCGCATATGCGGCGAACGAACTGACCCAGTACCGCAACTCGGCCGAGTGATCACCTGGACCGGCGAACTGGGCACCGGACTCGACATCAAAGCGGAATGCGACCTTGCTGGGGCACGTCTTGCCGAGCACGGCGACGATGCGGTCATAGACCGGCGAGAGCTGCCCCGGCTGCACGACGAGATAGATCACCAGCAGTTTGATCTTCGGATCGGCATGTGCGCGTGCGAAGTTCGTCGCGAACTTATAGTCGAGCCGCCCGCCGCTGTCGCCCCGGATCGCGATCCACGAGTAGGGGTAGGACGTGTCATAGAGCGGCTGGAACTCCGCGATGTCTGCGCCGAAGCTGACACTCGGTGATGCTGCGAGCGCCGGGTGATCCCATTGCTCGGTCGGTTCGGTGAAGCCCGGCGGTCGCGGGTTCAGCCCGGCGCGGCCCGCGTGTGCGAGCGCGTTCGCAGCGGTCACTTCGCGACGGTGGCGTGCGGCGGCGCATGCTTCGCCGGAGCTGGCGGCGTAGGGCGAAGCGGAATCGAGTGCTGCGGCTTGCGTGTGATGCCACGCTGCGCGCGAAGCGTCGATGAGATCAGCGAGAGCAGCGCGGGCACTCCGGTAACGGCGGTCATGATCGCCGACTTCAACACCGAGACAGCGGCAAGCAGACCGGCGACGGCGGCAGTCTGCCAATACGACCAGTGCGCGAGCGCGGCGATGCTGAAGCCCGAGCCGCCGATGAGCTTCGTCGCGAACACGAGCCCGAACGCCGTCGCGGCACGATCAGCGGTCGAGATCACCGCCGCATACTTCGTTCCGAGGAACTTCGAGAGCCAGAGTTTGATCTTCGCGATGATCGGCATATGGACCTCCGGGGAACGCGGCAAGCGGGTCAGAGGCAAGTATCGTCCCGAAAGTCCAGCCGGATCAGTGGAAGCTCAAATGCGGCGAGATCGCAGCGATCGCCACGATGAGGGCGATCGCCAGCCCGGCGAGGCCCATGAGCAGCGTCCGCGACGATTCACCGCGGGCCCCACCCGCCCGTTGACCGGCGATGAACTCGCTGAGCGGCTTGATCGCGAGCAGCAGTTTCTCTTCGATCGCGTGCAGTTCATCTTTCGTCGCGTAGCCGCCGCGCTCACGCTCAATCTGGCTGCGCAGATCGTTGGCCTTCTCGTCCTTGTATTTCTGTGTCTCGCTTTGCAGCAGCAGCGCCCGCTCGTCGGCGGTCTCTTTGATCTTCAATGCCTTCTCGCGTTCGAGCGCCACTTCGCTGTAGCGGCGGTCGCGCTCTTCCAGACGGCGGTCGCGCTCAGCTAACCATCGGAGGTCGGCACGGTGTAAGTCCGCGAGATGCTCACGAAGTGGCACGTCATCGACCATTCCGACAGTATCCCGAGCAGGGTCTAAGCGGCCGCCGTCATTGCCCAGCGGCGAGCAGCATGCAAGGCGGCAGCCGCAGGCCTTGCAGACACGGTGGCGGCGAAACCGTGACCGTGACGGTTCTCGTGCGCGTCACGGTAGGCCCGCGCACCGGCACGCCTGGCGCGGTTACCGTCACGCCGGGCGCTATCCGGATCGCCGTCTGCGTCGACCGAGCCGTCTGCACGACTGTCGACGTCGGACCCGGACTGATCACAGTGCTGCGCGTCGTCGTCGAGTGCTTCGGCCACAAGAGATATAAGGCGATGACGGAGCCGACGAGAAGCATGATCGCCGCATAGAGCAGCCAATCAACACGGCGGCTCGATCGAGCGATCGTCTCAATTTTAGTCATCGGCCGCGTTGCCCTGCCCGATCGCTTCGCCGCGCATCCGCCACCCGCGATCGAACTCGCGCCGGAGATCTGCCGCGTACTGACGCGCGGCCTCTTCATCGTGTAGGCGCTCACTCTCGGCTTTGTCGATCGCGCGGTCGCGTTGCGCGCGGTGCATACCGGCCAGCACCGCCCCGAGGCCGAGCGCGGAGATCACGACCGCAATGATCGCCCAAAACGAACCTTGGGATACGGCTGCACCAGACGCCGACAAATACGCGGCGAGACCGGCCCGCCGGACTAGATGCCACGACAAGACAAAAGGGTGGATCACCGAAGTACCCGTCGGCTGCGAGACGGCGACGACGACCACATTCAGTCACCCCTTGGCGGATGAAACGGACCGGTCTGCCCCCATGATCGCTAAGCCTACGAAGATCAGACTAGTGCTGTGCCTCGAAGTTCACCCCGGACAACGAGACGAGTCCGTTGTTGCCGCCGAATGACGGCGCGCTCGCGAACACACCGCCGGTCGATGTCACGTCGACACCGAACTGGGCGAACTCCGTCGATGATCCTGCCGCGCCGGGACCAGCACCGATGACCGAGCGTGAGACTTGCAACAAGGGTTGGAAGCCCGGCGGCATCGTGAACACGATCCCGGTCGAGCCGCCTGCGATGATGCCTGCGAGGTAGATGATGCCGCGACGCCGCCGGTAGGACACGGCGGGCCAACCGAAGCCGCCGAACGCGACCGCCCAGCCGTTCGACAGTGCGCCGATGACGGGCTGCCAGCCGGAGTCGTCCGCGTCGAGCGCGCCGATCGCGTCGTTTGTGGGCTTGAACAACCCCGCCCACCACGGCGCGGCCGTCGCCGGGGAGAAGTCCGGTATCGGGTTCTGTGTCATCGGCCAGACGTTCGGATACGGCGCGGTCGCCGCCGGACCAGGGCTCGTACCCACCGGGAAGCACACGGGCGAGAGGGCGACTGCGGAGTTCGATCCGCCGCCGCCGTAGCCGCAGATATACACCGCACCGGAGGGGAAGACGTCGACGCGCGCGAAGCCGGTCCCGGCTTGACAGCAGAACATGAGCTGCCGATCCGGCCGGTAACCGGCGGGCAGCGTGAACGCGATCCCCGCCGGGGCGTCGTTGCCGAGCGTGCCGTTGCTGATCGAGCCGCGCAGGTACACGACGCCGTCACGTATCCGGTATCCGGCGGCGGCCGTTGCGCCGCCTGTGTTCACCCAGCTATTGCCGAGCGTCGGGGCGATCCACGCGTTGTCGCCGAGACGTGTCGTGAGCGCCGTCGAGACCGGGCTGAGGACGCGGACCCACCACTTGTTCGCGTTGGACAGCTCGCCGGACGCGAACACCTTCGAGCTAAGTAGGCCCATCAGTTCTCTCCTAGTCGGCGGTGAAGACGACGCCTTCGAGCGAGACGAAGACCGAGCCCGCGCCGACGCCGTTCGTAGCGCCGACATACACGCGGCCCGACGTGTCGATGATCAGGCTCGCGCACCCGTTAGTCGTCGCTCCGGCGTGAACGTTGAACGTGATCTGCGCAGACGGCCGCAGCCCGACCGGAAGCGTGAAGATCGGGTTGCCGACCCCGATGCTGCCGTTGTGCGCGAGCCCGTGGAACCTGACCTGTATGCCGAAGACGTGATAGCTCACCGCGTTATACGGCGAGCCCCAGCTTGACCAGCCGCCGGTCAGCGTCGGCGCGACCCACGCGATCGTCCCTTTCAATGCGGTCAGCGCGTCGCTGATCGGCTTGACGACGTTGTTGAACCAATAGTCGTCATCACGGGTGACTGATGACGAGTCCGCGACCGTGCTCGATGTGAACGGCAAACCGCTCGGCCAGTTACTCATCAGGTGTACGTCGTGCTTCCGAGTTCGCTGCGGCCGGTCTGACCCATGATCCAATCGCCCGGCGCAGAGATCCGCAGAGCTGAGATCATCGTCGTCCAGTCGGTCTTGCTGTCGATCGAGTCGAGTCCGACGAGCAGCGCATCATCTTGGATCTTCCCGATGCTGCCGTCCGGATCAGAGAATGTGATCCGGTCGGAGAGTTGCAGACGCGGGTCGAAGATGATCTGCACGTTCGTCAGCAACGGACGCGGCCGGAACGTGTCAGACAGGGTGTCCCCGGCGAGGGTGTCGGCGGTTTGCGTGTCTTGCATCCACGTATTCGCCGGGAGTTGCAGCAGCACTTCCCCGAAGTCCTGATTCGTCGCTGCGCCGCCGTCGGCCGCGTCGGGCCATTGCCGGTCAGCGAGCACGCCTGTCGTTGATGTGAGTCCGACGCCGCCGATGAACACATAAGGCGTACCGGCCGGGACGTCTGTCAGCGATGCTGGGGAGACCATCCAGACGTCGAAGCCGTTCGCGTTCGTGATCTGTATAACCATCAGCGCACCGGACACGCTGTAGGTGCGGACGGTGATCGACGTCGAGATCGCGCTGCCGCCGCCAGGTGTCGAACTCGCCCGCCAGTACGTCGTCCCGGCCGCGCCGCCGCCGACGGTGGCGTTATAGCCGGAGTCAAGTGCTTGCGGCGTGAGCGTCGGCTGGGAGAGCTGCACGATCGCCGAATACGTCGTCCCTGCCGGGACATGAATCACAGTCGGCGCGCGCCACACGATGCCGGGCAATGCCTGCGCGAGCGGAGCGCACGGAACCTGTATGCGTGTCGCGACGGCCGCCATACCGGTGTCAGATTGAAGCTGCTTCAGCGACGTCGCGCTCGTGACCGTCCGCGATGACGTCGCGGTGCGGATCGTCTGCCGGTTCTTAAACCGAAGCACGCCCAGCTCGTCGAAGCCGCAGATACCCCGCTCGGCTGAGGCGATCTGTTGCAGCACTTGCTTCGCGGTCAGCGTTGTCGTGTCCGGTATCGCGGTCAACGGGTTCAGCGACGCGTCAATCACGGCCGTCGGCGTGAACGTCCGAGTCGCGCCGACCGGCTGCGGGTAGCTTTCGTTGGTCAGTTGGACGGTGTCGGCGTAGCCGAGCCACACGAAGTTGCTGTAGAAGACGTTGACGTCCCCGCCGGTCGCTGGCAGCCCGGAGACGTTCGTTGTCGTCGTGACGCCGTCGATCGTCAAGATCACGTTCGCGGTCGTTGAAGCGGTGAACACAACTTGGCAGGCGACGTGATGGAATGCGTTCGTGCTCATCGTCGCGCCCCCGAGCGCGATGTTGAGCAGCGAACCGGAGTCGCGTTGGACGTCCATGCTCGCGGTCGCGGTGCCGCCGCCGAGCGCCCATGTCCATTTGATCTTCGAGTAGTTGCCGTTGTGCGTCAGCACACTCCAATACGAGCCGCCGCCGGAGCCGCCCTGTGTCGCGTCGGCGTAAAGCCAGCCCTCGAAGTAGTTCAGCGCGTTCACGTTCCCGGCGTCGATGTTCGGGCCGTTCGATCCGCGTATCGCGTCAGGGATCGGCGCGAAGAGGATGCTCGGATTCCGCACGACTTGGCTGCCCCAGAATCCCGGCTGCATCTGCCCCAGGTAGTCCAGCGGCGAGCCGGTGAGCCCGGACGTTGTCGGATCGGTGAACACGTCGAGGCTCATATTCGCGACGACCGGCGTCCACGTCGGCGCGGGGTTACCCATGACTTCCGGCCACGCGGAACCGTGCAATGAGGCATAGAAAAAACACTGCGAACGCGGCGGCGGCGATGAGTAATAGCCGTTCTGCCGAGCTACATAGTCGATCACCCATGAGGCGGTGAGCCCCGGCGAGTTGCCATGCGCGGTGTCCAGCCACGCGATCGGCGGGATCGTCACCGACGGCCGGAAGCGTGTCAGCGGATCAAGGGCGGTGATCGTGACGGTCCCGGCGAGCGCATCGACGATGCAATCATCGATGAAGCCGGTGAACGTTGTGATCAGCTCGGCGGCCGCAGCGGTGTAAACGCCGTGGGTGATCGTGACCGGCGAGAGACTCGGCGGGTGCTGATACAGCGGCGACGTCGTCTCATCCGGATCGAAGAGCCACACGGCGTTCTTGCTCGAATCCGTCGGATCAAGCAGCGCCGACAGGACGATCACCGCCGACGCTGTCGGGTAGCCGGAGATCAGCCGCGTCCCCGGCGGCGCATCTGTCGTGAGCGAGCGCGTGATACGGACCGACTCGACAGCGCCGACAAGATCGATATAAGGGTCGGTGTAGAGCGTCGATGTTGAGAGACCCGGTATGCCGGTCCAGACGGCGTTCGCGGTGTCACCGTCAAAGTAGGGGTTGACGACGGTGCCGATCTCGACGAGCACCGTATCGACCCAGAAGCCGCCGGTCGACCCGCCGGTCCACGCTCCGGTGTTATAGATGAAGATCGTCGGGTTGCCGCCGTCGATATAGCCGTAGAGCTGCTGCCATGATCCGGTTGTCGAGACGGTGTTCCCGCCGGTCGAGTTGCCGATCGCGATGCCGGTCGCGCCGCTGTCGAGATAGACCATCATCGAGATCATGTAGAACACGCCGGGCAGCGCGTCAGGGATATTCAAGATCGTCTGGTTGTTGAACGCCGTATTGGTCGGCCAGAGGACATGCATCGCTTGCGTTCCGGCGAAGACGTGCGCGGTCGATGTTGAGAGCGTGCCGCCGTACCAGTTGCCGAGACCGTCGTTGAAGCTCGGACAGGTGCAGAGGTTCTTACGGGTGATCGGCAGCTTGATCTGCACGTCGTGCTCGACGACCATCTCGTTACCGGCGATGATCGTCCCGAACGCCGCAGTGGACGCCTGCATCTAGTTCTCGCTAGCGATCAGCGAATGATTGCGCCGCCAGTAGACGTCTTTGATTTGGCCGCCGAGTCCGGCGGATAGTGAGCAGCGTGGCACGCCGAGTCCGGTTAGCCACGGCTGGGGCGAGCTGTAGCCGTATTCGATCTGCGCGTTCGCGAGAAGCACCCCGACGCCACCGCCAGACGCGGCCTTGACCGCGACGCCAATGTAGGGCGCGTTCGCAGCCGTCCAGGTGGCAGCGGGCACATAGACAAAGAACCGTGCCCATGTCGTCGTGAGCGCGCACGCGGCCGTCAGGAACGAGACGCCGTCCCATCCGGCGGCGGCGAGTCCGAGTGCGTAGAGCGTCACGTTCGTCGTCGACGTCTGCGACCGCGCGTAGATCGACACGACGGCAGGCTGATCAGTGAGATACGGCACCGCGTAGGTTGCCGACGGCACGAGGTTATTACCGCCGTTGTTCGTGCCCTCGAAGAGATAGTGCCCGTTCACCGGGCTTGACCAGCGACCGACCGCTGAGCCGACGATCGGCGGCGTGAACGTCGAGTCAAGCACCAGCTGCGTGTCGGCGGCTGGGGCGTTCCAGACGGTGTTCGAGCCGTATCCGGCGTCGAATGTCGACGCGTCGAGGCTGAGCTGATTGCGCCACGCCGGATCGAGCAGACAGAACGGGCCGAGTCCGCGCGAGCCGGTGTAATAGGAGACGAGCGCCTCCGCGTCATCGGTCCGCATGTCCGTGTAGGGGATCGTATAGACGCGCTTCGTGCGCCGCCGCCGTGTGACTGTCGTGCCGCCGGTCGGCAACGCGTGCGCGACTTCACCGCGACCCATCTTCCCGTCATATCCGGCGTCGGGCAGTCGGAGCTTCGTCATCGAGCCCGGCTTGCCGAAGTAGATCGTCGAGAACGATCCCGACGGCGGGCCGATGACCGGAGTCGCGCAAGGAGCCGTCATAGCCGCGCCAATCTCATGTCACCTTCGCTGACGATCCTCGCGAGCACTTGCCGATCAGCGAGCAGATAGACCGGACGGTTGTTGAACGATTCGAGGATCTCCATGATCTCATCCCGCGACATTCCCCCACCCTCATGCCGCGCGCCCGGCGTGACCGCGCCGCCGGACGCGCCGGAGGCGAGCGCGCGCATCGAGTCCGCGTTATTGATCACTTCGACGTCCGGACCCATCTTGCGCATGATCTCAGCGCCGCGCTCGCCGACGACGAACGTTCCATCATCGACTTTGCCGCCCGCCGCGTAGAACTGGACGTTAGCGTTCTGCCCGGTCGCGGACGGCCCGGAATGCACGACGCCGTTAGTCGTCACCGTTGCGGCGATGTAGACCTTCGCCTGCTTGCCGTCGAGGTTCATCAGATCCGTGTGCGCCTTGGTGATCTCCGCGTCGGCGTTGCCGCTCGCGTTGATCGAGATATTCGTCGGGATCGACAGATCGTGAAGGGTGTTGTTGAGCGCCTGCGCTTTGCGGTCGAGACCGTCCGCGCTTGTGGTGCCGTCCTCGAATGCTTTGCGGAGACCCATGTATTTCGTCATCGTGTCATTCGAGACTTGCCCCGAGTCGTGCATGCGCTGCATCAGCGATTGGAACGCCGAGTCGTTGCCGGTGATGCCGCGCGTGAGATCGTCGAGGTTGATCCCGGCCTTCGCCGCGCTGTCGGCTATGCCCTGCTGCTGCAACGATGTCGCGGCGAGCGTGATCGTGTTCGTGCCCAGCACGTTGTTGTCGGCGGTGATCGCATCCGAGAACGTCTTCGCCGCTTTCGTGTTGTCACCGAACATCGAGTTGATGTTCTGAAGGTTCTTCCACCGCCCGGCTTCGCCGTCGAACTTGTTGATCACGACACCGAGACCGACGACGGCAGCAGTGATAGCGAGCACCGGCCCGGCTCCGGCGAGCAGCCCCTTCGCCGCGCCGCCCGCTCCGGCACCAGCTCCGGCACCGGCTGCTGCGACTTGCTGCGCGGCCGCCTCATCGGCAGCCGCGCCCACCGCCGCATAGGACGCGACTTCCTTCGCCGCCGCCGCCGCCGACGCGGCCGCGCCCTCTTCCTCAGCCGTGATAGCGATCGCCTCGGCCGCCTGAACCGTCGCGGCGGTGCCTTCAGCGGCAGTGGCGACGGTAGCTGACGCGGCGACGTGCTCAGACGCCGCGAGTGTCGAACCGGCCGCGCCCTCATCCTCGGCGGCTCCTGCCGTCGCTTCGGCCGTGACGATCGTCGAAGAGGCCGTCTCCGCAGACGTTGCAGTCGATTCCAGCGCGAGATTCTGCCGAGTAGCCGCCGCCTCCGACGTCGCCGCGAGATCAGTCTCGGCCGTGGCAGTCGTGCTCAGCGCGGTAGCCGTCTTCGTCGCGGTCGCCTCGCGCGCGGTACTGATCGCACCCTGATTCGCGACCTCAGCGTCGGCGGTCGCCTTTTGGGTGATACCGAGCGCGTTCGTGATCGTCTGCACGGCCTTGACCGCTTGCGTGTAGGCATCGTGGATGCCCTTGCCGACCCGCACGACTTCCTGATACGCGCCAAGCGCCGTCTTCGCGACGAGAAACCCGGCAGCGAGCACGCCGACGGCGATCGCGAGCGGTTCGATCCAGTCCTTGTTCTGATTGATCCAGTGACCGAACTCCTGTATCGCCGGAACGACATCACGCGTCACGACGCCCGCGACACTGGCGAGCACCGGCAGGAGGAACTGGCCGAGCTTCGCTTCCAGATTGCTGACTTCGGCGGTGAGCACCCGCTTCTCTTGCGCGAGCGTGTGGCTGGTAGCCGAGACCGCGTTCTCTTGATTCTTTGTCCCGTCGAGGATCGCGTAATAGCTCGCCTGCGCCTTCTGGCTCGCCGTCAGCACCGGCAACTTGCCACCCATCGCCGCCTGTAGGTTCTGCTCGGCCTTCGCGAGCGCGTCGGTCGCCGCCTTCTTTTGCGCATCCGTCGCGGCAGCCGATTGATTGACCTTTTGCGCGGCAGCGGTCGCCTTGGTCACCGCATCCTGGGCGAGCGCGACTTTCGTCTGATCAACGTTCATATCAATGATGTGATGCTTCAGCGCCTCGGCGGCGACGGTCGTCGCGTCCATGTTGATACCGAGCGCCATGAGCGCCTTGCCGCGCCCGCGCATCGCGGCGGTGAACGCGTCCTGCACGCTCTGCGGGTCAGCGTTGTTGAACTTCGCGACGTTGATCGCGAGGACGTCCATCTTCTCGGCCATTTGCGCGGCTTGCGGCTGCGCGATGCCCATCGCGTGAAACATCTGGCCGAACTTGCCAGCCGTCTGCTCCGCTTCGATCTGTGACTGGCCGAGCGTCTGCGCGAGCCCACCGGCCCACTTCTCGACGCTCTTCGCTGACTCGCCGAACGCGCCTTCGATCTTGATGTTCGCGCCTTCGAGCTGATCGGCTGCCTCGACGGATTTCTTTGCGACTTCCGCGACGCCGATCGCGCCGACCCCGGCGAAGATCGATGCGCCGAGACCGTGCATCGTCTCCTTGGCTTTGGTCTCAAAGGCCGACCCGGCTTCGCGCCCGGCAGCGCCGAACTCGACCTTCGCGGTCTCCGCAGCTCGCGCGCCGCCCTCCGCGACGGCCGCCTGCGAACCGGCGACGATCCGTGTCGTCGCGCCCTGGCTGAATGCGGTCCCGGCTCCGCTTCCGGCCTCACCGAAGCGAGCCTCGATACCGACGAGCTTCTCATCGACGATCGCTTTGACGGCGTCGAGACTGCCCTTCATCTCGGTCTCGACGCGGTCAGCGAACGCCGCGAGGTCGCCGGTTATCTCGATGCGGGCAGCGCCGACGAGAGCCGAGGTCACGGGCTCAGTCTCCCGATTACGGTCCAGTTAGCTGCTGCGCATTGACCGCATCATCTCTTCAAGCAGCACGTCATTCCGCCATTCGACGCCGCCCTCATCCGGCCGCCCGCCGCTCGCGATGATGCTGAGATCATCGAGTGCTTGATCCGCAGTGAGGGTCAGCGCACGCAAGATCCGCGCGGCGACTCCGGCCTTGTCGGTGATGTCGATCTGCGGCTCTGAGCGTCGCGGGTGAACACTGTCGGCATATTCGCGGTATTGATGCTCCGCGAGCTGGTTGCCGTTGCGTGCGAGCCGCTCGAATCCGGCGACAATCCAGTCGTCGCAGATCGCTAGGAAGAGGCTGCCCGTCGTTTCCCAGATGTCTTTGCCGGTCGAGAGCGCGTAGCGACCACGGAGGCGACTGAGTCCGAACTGCGCTGCTCCGGCAACTGTGCGGGCAGCGCACCAGTAGGGCGGTCGGGGAACGCCTTGTCGGCCAGCGCGCGAACGATCGGCATGAGATCGGTCAGATCGAAACCGTCCGTAGTGTCATTGAGCCGCTCATAGATCCGGTCGCGGCCGCGCAGTTGCCCGGCCTTCGGGTTGAGCCGCTTGCCCGCCGCGTCGAGGAACGGCGGCTCAGGAAGCTCCTTCTCGATGTAGTCGATGAGATTCAGCAGCAGCCGCGCTAGGTTCGTGCCGACGGTGACCGAGCTGCGGTTTAGCTCCGGCGCTTCGACGAGTTGGATCATGCCGATCATCATCGACAGCTTCGGCCGGAGCAGCGCATAGCAATCGCCGTCGAGCTTGAACGGGATGCGGTCGGTGTTCTGTAGCCCGCGAGCTGATGTGAACTCGGGGATCGGTTCGTCTTGCGGCTCGACGTTCGCTGCGGCGGCGGTCATCGAGACTCCTTCCGTTTGAGAGAGGGTCAGGCTACCCCGGCGGCGAGACCGCCGCCGAGTTCACGGATCATCGCTTCAAGCAGGAACGGGCGCGGCCGCGTGCCGGGGTGATGCACGACGGCGCGGAACACCGGCTGGCCGTCATGACCGGGGAATCTCAGCACCGTCGCGTTGCGTGCGCTGATCTCGTGCGGGCGGGTGCCGTCGTGAACGTAACGCGCGTAGCTCGCGCGGTTCTCTAACGTGCCGCGCACGATCATCCCGGCGCTCTCGATGCGTGAGAACTGCGACGAGCGGAGATTGCCGGTGCGGACTTTCACCATCCCGCCGGAAAGGTTCTGCTTCGCCCGCGCGTCGATGCGCGCGAGCAGAGAGATCCATGTTCGGTGAATCGGCTGACCGGGGCTGGCGAGTCCGGCGATCTGCCCCCGGTCGACCGTGAACCGCAGGACGCTAGCCACGGCTTCGCGCGGTGCTCCGGCTCTTCGTCTCGTCCTGCTCGGTGTCCTCGGCGGCTGGCTCGTCGGTGTCGACTTCGACTGCCCAGCCGTTGTCGATGACGTTCTGCAAATATTCGGTGCGCTCGACGTCGAGCCGGTCGCCCTTCTCGCCGAGACCGTGCACCGAGTAGGTCAGCTCGATCACCTTGTGCTTCGCCATGCCGACAGTATTCCCTTCACAGTCCAGTGACCGAGAGCCCCGGTGTGATGACGGTCGCGGCGATGACGCCGCCGGACCATGCCCCGTCGGGGCCGATCGGCGTCCACGGGGAGAGCCACAGACCGAGCGCGCACGGTTTCACCGCTGCTGGGAAATAATTCGACATGCCGTCGAGCAGCGTCATCCGATAGTTGGAGTCACGTGTCGCGATCGCCGTCTCATACTCGAAGTCGACGGCGCTGCCCTCTTCATCGACGACTTCACGGCACCATATGATCCCGGCGTCGACGGTGATCGCCCACGCGGGGATCGAGAAGTCGATGCGCGCTTCGGCGAGTGCTTTGCCGTCGCCGTTCGTCGGGTAGACATTCGAGATCCGCGCCCACAGCAGCCCCTCGCACGGGTCTTGGACGATCGTGCCCGAGCCGTGGATCGTATAGATGTGCTTGGGTCGAGTGAGCTTCGCGGCGTCGATCGCGGCCGCGATAGCGACTAGAGCTTCACCGGCAAGCCAGTCGCCGACATCGGAGTATGGCGTCGCTGGCTGCGGCCCGGTCACGAGTCAGCCCGAACGATGATCTTGCAATGCTTGCGGATGACCGACTCAGGCGAGTCGCCGACTTGACTCCACAGCCAATAGATGTTGTCGGGAGGCTTGAACACGACGCCGACCATCATCTGCACGACGCGCTGGTTCATCACGCCCTTAGCCGCTCCGGCGGCGTCTTGCGTCGCGTGATCGACGTCCGGCGTGCGCCACGCGCCCGGCGCGCTCGACGTGCCGAGCGAGAGTTTGATCGTGTCGGCGCTGATGTCCTTCGGCCCGTTGAACGGCGCGATCGGCAGCGACTCTTCACTGATCGTCAGCGGCCAGGTGTACTCCCAGCCTCCCGAGGCCGTGCGAATGTCGATGAGCTGCGGTTCCTTCTTTACGAGCATGGTTGCTCCCCGAGAGATCCCTGCCAGCGGTCCGCGCTACAGGTCGCTTTCCAGCGGTCCGTTCCGACGGTCGATGCCCAGCGGTCGGTTCCGATTGTGTAGCACAGCCGCACATCGCGTAGGACTCGCGACGCGATGCCGGACGCCGCGAGGTCGATGTGCGCGTTCGCGATGCTCCGGGCGGCTCCGGCGGCGAGCAGCGCGAGCTGACCGAGCGCCTGCTGCGATGTTGTGCCGGTCGCGGTGAAGCTGATCTGCCCTAGCGCGGATTGTGCGCTCATACCGGCGGCGAGCAGCGCGAGCTGACCGAGGCCGGTGCCGGTCGCGGTCCCGGTGACGCTTGCCGTGAAGCTGATCTGAGCGCTGCCGGTGCCCTTGCCGACCGGCACACCCGAGCCGTTCAGAGATAGCGCGGCCGCGCCGACACCTTGGCTGATCGGCGTACCGGCGGCCGCGAGGCTCAATACCCCGGCGGCACTGCTCGCGCCAGATACCCCTGATGATGCAAATGTGAGAGCGGCCGACGCCGACTGTGCGCTCGTTCCGCTCGCACCGAGCGCGACCGCCGCCGAGCCGGTCGTTGAGCCGGAGCCTGCTGAGGCGAGATTGATGCTCGCGCTCGCTGCTGATATTGCGAGCCCGGAAGCGCCGAGCGTGAGAGCGGCAGCGGCCGACCCCACCGCTTGCGGCGTCCCGGCCGCCGAGACAGCGATCGCCGCCGAGCCGATGTTCTGCGCGGCAGTACCGGCGGCGGCGAGCGCGACCGCTGCCGCGCCAGTCGTGCCGCCAGAACCGGCCGCGCCGAGCGTCAGCGCCCCGCTGGCGGCCGTTCCGCCCTGTCCGCTGCCGGATAGTTGCACGGTGGCAGCGGCGCTCGTAGAACCGCTTCCTGCGGCCGCGAGTGCGACGGCGGCAGATCCCGTCGTCGAACCGCTCCCGGCGGCCGCGAGGACGACTGCTGCGGAGCCGGTCGTCCCTCCGGACCCGGCCGCCGCCAGGGTGAGAGCGGCGGCGGCGTTCGTCCCCCCTACGCCGGATGCCGCGAGAGCGATGCTCGCTGCCGCCGTCCCCTGTCCCGATCCGGCACCGGAGGCTCCCAGCGTCAATTGAGCCGTGCCAGCCGTTCCGCCAGCCCCGGTCACGGTTAGGGCGATAGCGGCCGTCCCAGCGGTTCCGCCTTGCGCCGTCTCGCCGAACGCGATCGCTGCCGAACCTGCCGTGCCCCCAGTTGCGGTCGTCGACAGGGCAATCGCGGCGCTCGCGCTCGTGCTACCGACACCGGACGCGGACAAACTGAGCGCCGCCGTCGCCGTATTCGCCGCCGGAGGCCCGAACGCGATCGACAAGATCAGGAACCCGGAACCACCGAGAGAGTTCGTCGCACTGAATGTGTGCGTGATCGACGTGCTCGACGCGGCGACTTGTTCATCAGCAACCCAGCACGTACTCGCCGAGCCGATGTGCTGCTCTTGGATCGCGCCGCCGCCGAACGACGGCGCGGTGAACGATGCGCGGCCGACGACGCCCGTGACGACGTACATATTCGGTTCATCAGTGACGATCGTGTTGCTCGGCAACGATGACGGCGTCCCAGTGGACTGGCTGCCGCCCGCGACGGTGAACGGCAGCGAAGCAGGCAAGTCCGGAATGCTCGCTGTGTCGACGTTCGCGACCTCGAAGACGATCCAACTGATCGTGCCCGCCGAGAGCGTCAGCGCCGGGCCACTCGTGCCGCCGGACACATCATCAGCATCGACGAGTTTGACGAAGACGCCGCCGTTGCCGGAGTTCGTGCCGTTCGGTACCCCGGGCGGCGTGTTGCAGTCGATCCAGTCTGTGTCCGCGATCGTGCATGTCGGCGGCGTTGCCGAGCCCCGGCTCATACCCCAGAACAAGACGAGGACATTGCCGAGCGTCGGCGTCTGACCGTAGGTGACCGAGCTAGCGGTGCCCGTCGTGAATGAACTGATATTGATCGGCCCGAGCTGCGGGATGAGCGCGACCGTGATGAGGTTCGCCGATTTGTTGTCGATCAGCGACACGGCCGGAGCGATAGTCCCGGCGGGCGTCTGCACATATGAGGCGTCGCCTGCCGTGCAAGTGCTCGTCGTGTTGTCTGTATCGCGGACCGCCGAGCCTGACCATGTCGCGTTGCCGGGACTCGCCGTGTTCAACATTCCGTAAAAGCAGTAGACGAGGTCCTTGTCGGCGATCGTCGTGCCAGAGCCGGTGAGCGTCGGCGACGCGCCGATCGAGCCGGTGCCGTTCGTGACGTCGATGTTGACCGTCGGGTCTTGGTAGCCGTTCCACTCCGTTGTGAACGCTTGACTTACGCCCGCTGAGACGGTGAATGACGGCGCGGTCGTCGAGTCGCCGGTCAGGAATCGCCGTGCGAAGAGCCAGACGGTGCAGCGGCCGGTGCCGTTGTTATGCGAGGTCGGGCCGCCGATGATCGCCCAGCCCGCCGGTGTCGTGCAGGTCGGCGTGACGCTGGCGTTGTTCGTGACGGCGACGCCGATCATCGTCACGTTGCCGGTCGTCGGCGTCTGTGGATAGACCGCCGTGAGAGTGGTGGTCGATGAAGTCGCTACGTTGGTCGAGCCAACCTGGCCCGCCACAGGGTCAGCTCACTGAGAGCGTGAGCGATCCTGGCGCGAACGCGATGCTCGTCGACGTGATCGACGCGGTCAGGTTCCCGCCGAGCGCATAGGTGCCGCCCGCATAGGTCGCCGATGACCACGTACCGAACGCGGTGACCGCGACTGTGCCGCCCGTGGTGAACGTCAAGCTCGTCGAGTTCGTCTTCGACCCGGCGCTGGCCGCGTTCCACGAGCACGCCAGACGCGCATACGAACCGGAGTTCGCGTTCTCGCTCGCACCAGTCGTGCCCGGCGACGCGGTATGCAGCGACACGTCGGGGATGACGTTCGTGCTGCCGGTGCCGTCGAGGCCGTTCAGCGCCGCATTCTCAGCGGTCGCGCTCGCATTAGCCATTAGAAGCCTGCTCCGCTAGTAGGGCGTGAACTTCTGCATGCTTCGCGTGGATCTGCGCAACGAATGCGTCGTGCTCCGGCGTGCCGATCAGATGATCATGCCCGAGCCGGGTGAGGGAGTCGTTGTAGGCATCGGCGACCTCGTCGACGCTGCGGCCGACGTCGCCGCAGACTGGGGTGCAGATATGCACGAACGGTTCGCCTAGCGCGCCGTCAGGACCGTCGTCGCTGTGATTCGGGTGGCCCTCTTGCTCATAGCGGACGCCGATCAGATGCATGACTTCGCCGAGATGCGCGTTCGGCACGCAGATCACATCTTCGCCGACGTTATAGCTCGTGCCGTCGCCGGTCGTCACGCGCCCATAGATCGGGCCGGTCGCGACAGCAGTCTCGCTGGGAGTGCCGTCATGCACGAACGCGGTGCGCGTCGTGCCGTCCGCGAGGGTGTCAACCTGCTTGCTGAGGCCCATGAACGCTCCTACGGTCGGCATTCGCGATCTTCTCTGCCCGGCCCGTAGCCAGCGGCGTGCTTACTCGGAATGTTATGGCTTACGGTCTACTGCCTTGCCTCGTCGGCGCGCCGGAGCGGCCGCGCCCGGTTCGCTCATCAGCGCGTCAATGTCTTTCCCGAACCATTCGTGGTCGCGTTGCCGCTCCGCAGCGGATTCGCGACGAATCGTCTCTAGTGGGTTCTCAGCCACAGCGGCACCCTCTCATCGGAGGACATTCGCGATCGCCTGCGCGTAGTCGCCATAGCCCGTCGCGGAAGGATGCACGATGATCTGCCCGGCATCGCCGTAACCGAGGACCGAGCGATTCATTAGGAGATAGATGCTGTCGCCGAGCGCCATGCCGTCCCTTCCCTACGATGTCGGAGCGTAGGAACCGGCGAACGTCGGCGCGTTACGCGCCTGATCCGGCGACCAAAACTGCGGCGACTGCTGCAACCCATTCGGGTTCACCATCGTGACCCACTTGTCGACGATGTCGATGCCGGTCGTCTTCATCGCCTTCAAGATGTCGCGATTCACCGTCACCCCAGCACGGGTCACCGTCGTCGCGTTCGCCGGAACCTTGCACGCTTTGTCCCCGGCGAACTGCTTCGCGAACTCTTGCGCGAGCAACGCTGCAGCGACTTGCCCCATCGTCGGCGGCACGACGCCACGCGTATAGGTGACCGCCCAGGTGTTGATCGCGCCGAGAGCCGCGATGAGGTTCTGCGTGTCCGGCCACTGACCGCCGTCTTGCCGCACGAGATAGTTGCCCTCTTGCCGGAACAACGGCGGCGAATCGGTGGGCAGCATAACCGTGTGAGCGCCGGTCGTCACGTCATAGATGTCAACTTGCTGAATCGAGACGACCGGCGCGACAAGCTCGACGAACTGCTTCAGCCCGAGACCGTTCTCGCGCGGATCGCCAGTGAACGGCCAACCGAGAGACCATAACGGCCCGTAGATCGACTGCAACCCGTAGGGGTAGTCATAGACGCTCAACACACGCGTCTGCGGCCGGTACACCGCCGGGAACGTGCCAAACTGCCGCGCGGTCAGCTCCCACAGCCATTCGATCGCGATCGCTTGCGCGGTCGCGACGAGATCAATGTCGAGATCGTCCGGCGGATTGAACAGATCATCGGCGAGCGGCCACGAGAGGTCGCCTTCCGCGATGATCGTCATGAGCCGCCCGCCTGCCTAGCGTCGTTACGGGATACCTGCGATGCGTAACTCGTTACAGGATGCCGACCCACGTCGCCGAGCCCGCGACGCCTGCGACGGTGCAGACGTAGAGCCGCTGATTCGTCGTGCCCGGCGTGTCGAGCCGCCAATACCGCTGACCGAGATACCCGGCGATCGTCGGAGCACCGGAGCCTTCCGGGTCGAGCTGCGCGTCGATCGACTGCGCGATATCGTCGTCGATCGCGAGACCGCTCGCAAGCAAGGTTGAACGAGGCATGAAGGCTCCTAGTAGCTCGTCGGTAGGGTGATCGAGATCGGGCCGGGCGTCGTGAACGCTGCCGGTGCCGGAACTTGCGTCAACTCGAAGTGACGGTGCGCCGCCGGGTCGACCGCGACAATTAGACGGCCCGGCGTCGGCGGCGGTCCGGCGGCTGTCGCAATCGGACCAGGGACCGATGAACCGTCGGTCGGCGAGTTGCCGTAAGGGCCGCGACCCCACGACGGGTTGCCGTAGCTCATGCCCTTGATCCAGCCCGTGACTTCCTTCTCAGTGATGTCGTCGAACTCGACATAGGACTGCCCGATCATCGGGTACAGCATGTAACCGGAGTAGGGCGAGTTCGCCGAGCACGGCGCGCCGGACGTTGACGTCCACACTTCGAGGGCGAAGTTCTGCGTGAGCTTGACGAGCGCCTTCTCTTCCCAGCCGGTAGCCGCGCCCGCGTAGTCGAGCACGAGCGGATCGCCGGAAAGCATCACGATCGCCGCCGGGTCGATCTTGATGAACTGGATCTCCGTCGCGAAGTGCGTCAGCGTCGCACGGCCCGGCTCGTATTCCTTGATCGTGCCGTCAGCACCGCGCACCTTGATCTCGGTGCCCATGTCCATGTTCTTGGTCTGCTTGATCATCACGAAGCCGTCGGTGACATACATCGAGTTCGTGATCTGCGGCATCCCGCATTGATCGACCAAGGTGAACCGCGCGACCCTGCCGCGAACGAGGCCGATTTGCTTGCTGACGAGTGCGGCCATGCCGGGTGCCTCCTAGTTGCGGTGACGCCCGGCCCATAGCCAGCGGCTTGCTGTGCTCGATGCTGAGCCTAACGGCCCAGGTATTGCGATCTACCTCTTCGCGGCGGTCCGCTTCGCAGGCGCGGCAGCCGCCGGGGCTGCCCCCGTGTCCTCTTCGACATCAGCTTCGGGCAGCTTGGCCTTCTTGGCGATGTCAGCCGGTACGAGGAAGTTGCCGTCGCTCGTCTTGATCTCATGCTCACGATCCGGCCCGGCAGCGTCGAGAAGCGCCTGCGCGGTCTCGGTGCCTTTCCCGGCAGCCGGGAAGACTTCGACGAGTTCGACATCGTCGACCGGCGCGGCGTGCGGCATCGAGCCAGCTTCGGCCGGGTCCCACGTTCCGGATGGGTCGATCTCCGCGACAGTCTTCGCGTCAAACTCGGCCATGAGAACTCCTAGAGGGTGAGATCGACGAGCGCGGCGGCGACCGCGTAATCGTAGGTGATGAGGTACTCCTGCTCGGCGATGATGTGGACCGTGTTCAGCGTCTTCACGATCGCCTGTTCGAGTGTCGGCTCACGCGGCTCGCCGCGAAGCAGCACGACGCCGCCGGTCGCATAGATCCACGTCTGACCGGCCGACGGGACGACCGCGTTCGGCCCGGTGCCGTCATAACCGGCACCGAAGATCCACCGCGTGCCGCCCGGCGTCGACACGACGCGCGGATCGAGATCGTAGGTGTCCTTGACGAGATGAGCTGACCCGGCGATCGCAGAGACGCCGCGCTTGGCGTGAATGAAGCCGCGCCCGTTGTAGTTATCGCCGAGCCAGTCTTCGAGGATGCGCAGAGCGGTCGAGACCTTCGATGCGGTAGCGCCGCCTGTCGGGATCGTCGTCGTTGATGCGTTGAGCCCCGGTGCGTTGCCGCCGCCGCCGGTCCACAGCGCGTTCTCTGCGGCGTGCTGCCCGGACAGTTCGAGGACACGCAGCGCGCGCGCTTCATGCTCGGCGGCCGTGTAGCCGACGACGCCGCATTCGATTCCGGCGTAGACAGCGAACGGCAACGCATGCGTGCGCGGGTTCGCCGACGGCAGCGTCTTGCTTCCGCCTGCGCCTCCGGCAGCGTTGATCCCCACCGGGTAGAACTGCCCCTGATAGCCGCCGAGCGAATCGAACTCGATACCGCCGTATTCCCAATGACCATCGACCCCGGTGAGCGGCGTCGCGGCATGAAACAGGCCGAACGGTCGCTCTTCAATGTCCGGTGGCTCGATGTAGACGTAGGGATGGATCGTCTGCACCATGGCGGCGTTCTCCTTTCCTGATCAACCTCCGGCGAGTGGCGGGGCGCTCGCCGGAGGCCGTCGAGGGTTCGACTAGATCGTCGGCTGGTTCGCCGAGAGGGTGTAGTCGACACCGAGAGCCGTCGTGCCGGAGATGACGACCGGCACCTTGACGTAGCGCGCATCCCAGATGCGCTTCAAGGTAAGCCGCGACCGCTCCATGAAGAGCAGCACGAACTGGTTCGTCGTCAGCAGCGTCGAGTCATACACCGCCGACAGTTCGATCACATCGGACTGCGCCTTGACGAACGTCCCCTGCGGGTACACGAGGTAGAACAGGTTCGCGGGCCACGCGGTCGGCGGTGTCGCAGCACCGAAGCCACCCGAGACGCCTGTGAACGCGTCCTGCCAGTCATAGACCCACTGCACGTTCGCGCCGCGCACCGTGAGGTAGCTCTCGATCTCGGCGTCGCTGATGCCCTGACCGTTCTCGACGCCGAGGCGCTTCGCGAGGTCAGACCGCAAGATGCCCTTCGCGAAGTGCGGCAGGACGACTTCGACCATCTCCGTCAGTGACAGCCGGTTCTTGTACCGGACATCGGTGACTTCGAGTTCCAGCGAGCCGAGCAGCGTCGACGTGACCGAGAGATTCGCGCCGTGAACAGCGGTGAAGTCGACCGCTGTGCTCAGCGCGACTTGATCGGCGATCGCGGCCGCGTTCACGTAGTGATCGAACGCGATCAGCGACTTCTCCAAATAGTCGGCATACGCCTCGGGGTAGCCCTTCTGGCTCAGAATGTCGCCGGTCAGATACAGGCCGTCGACGAGCAGACGGTTGTCGGTGAACGCCGGGCACGGCACGTTCACGATCGGCTTCACCGATCCGGCGATCGCCTGCGCTTCAGTCTTCGTGAAGTTCTGGCCGGAGTTGTAGACGGCCGTGAAGTCCGGTCCGAGGGTGTACCGGACACCGCCCCGCACGACGGTCATCGACGGGACGTCGAGGATGCCGTCGCGGGTCATCTTGTTCACGAGGTCATACAGCGTCTCGGACGGTGAGCACCAGCCGCCAGCGGCGGTGAGAGTGTCTTCGCCGGTCTCTTCCTTCAGCCGGTCCATCGAGCATGCCCACTCGATCTGAGCGCTGATGTCGACGAAGCCTTCACCGCTAGCAGCGGATGCGACGAGCCGCTCATCATTCGTCGGGATGATGACCTTGCCGAGCGGTAGGTGCGCGGGCTGCCCGCCTTCGCGCTGCGGCAGCGACGAGAACCGCTTCTCAGCGATCACGCCGAGCTGATCGAAGTCGATGCGCTGGCCCATCTCCGCGACGTTGCCGACGCTCGTCGATGCGACGAGATGCGCCTGAGCGTCGCCTCGGGGCACCGGACGCTGCCGGATCGCCGGAGGCCGCCCGGCGACCGCTGCCGCCGCGACCGCCGAGCGGCGACCGGCACCAGCGACGAGCAGCGGCTCCGCTAGTGGTGCTTGCGCCGCCGGGTCGCCAGCGATTTGAACGCCGTTCCCTTCCGCTTGTGCTTTCGCGGATGCTTCGGCCTCTTCCTTTTCGCGTGCTTCACGGGCCGCTTTTTCCTCGTCGCTCTCAATACCATTCGAGCCTCCGGCATCATCGGCCTTCGGAGCGAGCTTCGCGCGCGCCGCGTCGAGTTCGGCCTGCTCGGCGACACTGTCAGCGACGATCGTGTCCTGACGGGTCTCCATCGCGGCGATCGCGTCGGCGTACCAGTTCGCCTTCGCGACATTCTCGCGGATCGAACCCTTCGCGCCTTCAGCGAGCAGCGCGTTCGCGTCGGCCCGCGTCTGCTCGATCATCGCCGTCAGTTCCTCGACGGATGCATCTTCCGGAGCGACATACGGCGCGGTCAGATCGGCGGGAAGATCAATCTTCGGACGACGAGGCATTGCGGGCTCCTACGGTCGGTGAGTGGTCTCTGCCCGGCCCGTAGCCAGCGGCGCTTGCTCTCGTGCGAATCCTAAGGAACTTGGTCTAACGGCCCGGTTGACGCTTCGTCGCTTTGAGGATGACTCCGCGACCGCCGAGCTTCGTCTGCTCGATCAGCGCCTCATGCTGCGAGGCGAACTCGCGCACTTCCTCACCGATGACGCGGAGCTGCCAGACCGTCGTGTAACCGTTCGGCGGCTGGCCGCAACACGGCACAGCTCAGCCCGCCGAGCGGTTCCGGCGCGCCGCGAGATCGACGCGTAGCCGTGCTCGGCGGATCGCTAACTCATCCTCGGTATCGATCGGCTTGCGGTTCATCACTTCGATTGCCGCCGCCGTCAAAGCTTGGAAGTCATCAATGCCGATCGTGCGGCCGGACGGCAGCGTGATCTCATGCAGCGACCGGCCTTCGGGGATTTCGAGCACGCCCGCCGCGACGAGCGATATCTGACTATCGCCGCTCATACCCACGACAGGTCGACGTACCGGGAACCCCGGTGTGTTGACCGCGAGCGCGGCAACGAGCCGGAGATGCCCGTCGAGTCCACGCCAGTCGCCGGAGATCGGCGAGCGCATGAGTTCCTCGATCTTCGCGGCGGGCGTGTCGTGAATGAGTTGACCGGCGATCTGGATGCCGTAATCGTCCTCATAGGCGCGGACGACCGCGACAGCGGTCGCGGTGTTGTCATAGTGCGCGAGCGCGGCGCGCATCCCGCCGCGTCCGGCATGTCCAGCGCCGAGCGTGATCTTGCCGACGTCGAGCAGACCTTCGTCGGTCTGCACCGGAGCAAGGTGGAAGTAGCTGTAATCGCCGCCTGGCGCGGGCGGGGCGGTGACGCATTTGCCTTCCATGATCTTGCCCGTGTGGCATTCGCCCCACGTCGCGAGATGCCCGAACACTTCGCCGGTCTCAGCGTTCACCGTCAGCGGCGTCGGACCCGGCAGTGTGTGCTGCCGGAAGTGCTTCGCGGTATACGGCCGGATCTCCGACGAAGCGAGCAGCGCGGACTCACTGCCGTCCATGCCGGGCTTGCCCGCCTCGTCCGGTACTGGGATGAGCCGTCCGACGTCAAGCGTCATGTCAGGTGGTTGCGTGCCGTCGCTGAGCGCATCCGGTGTGACGCTGACCGTGTTGTCGGTCGCGTTGATCTCTGAGATGACGCCGGTCGCCGTAGCACCGTCCGAGCCGGTCCACGCGACCGGGTCGCCCACTCCGGCAGTGCTGCCGTCATCGAGAGCGACGCTCGTGCCGTCATCGCTGATCGTTGTCTTCTCCGGTGTCGCGCCTGCGAATGCCGCCGGGCCGCTCGGTCCGCTCACGATAGGTGCCTCCGTCGGTGCCGGGTTGATCGTCGTGCCGGGCAATGCCGGTACTTCATTCGTGATCCGCGCGTCAGCGAAGCTCGCGAAGCTCAGGATCGTCGCGCCGCCAAGCTCCCACGTCAGAGCAACTTCGGCGATGTCGGCGTCGAAGACCATCAGCGCCGGATCGACCGGCGCGCCGGTCTCAGCGTCGGCGTAGCCGATTTCATGCACCGCGAGATCGACGGAGATGAAACCCATCCCAGCGTCGACTTGCGCCATTGCTTGCGCGGCGTCGAAGTTCAGATTCGGGTCGAGCCAGTCGCCGGACGCCCACAACTGGCTGCCACGGATCTCGACGGCGAGGATGCGACCGACCATGACCGCGCCGACATGCCCGAACTCGGCGTCCTTCTCTTGCCACTTCAACGGCTGCGGCAACGGCCGCACGGTGCCGCCGGTAGAGCTGATGACACGGCCGTCGCTGCTCGGCGTGTCGAGCAGCGCGATCGGGCCAGACCAAGTGATGCCTTCCGGTTCGAGCGCCTCCGGCGGCACACTCTCAGCCGGGGTATCGCCGCCGGTCGCCTCAGGTGCCGGAGCCGTGCTCGGTGCAGTCACAGGTGCCTCCGTTGCGGCGGTCATCGCGTCGCTGCCAGTATCGCCGGGCGAGTCCAGCGCGCCGTCGCCCGCCGCGACGATCTGCTGGCCGCCCCAGCCGACGATCAGACGGTTGAAGCTGATCTCACCGAGCATCGAATCCGGTATGACGCTCGGGTCCGAACCGTATGCGACGGCGACGTGCGGTATCCAGATCGGGAACGTGTCGGACTCCGCGAGGCCGCACTGCGTGAGCGCCGCCGCTACCTGTTCGTGGATCTGCGATAACGCCTCGGATTGCACGAGCAGCACCGCGCACGGCTCGCGCTCATCGCTCGCCGGGTTGAAGTGTGCCGTCGCGAACGCGTCGGCGGTGATCTCCGGTTTGAGCATCGAGAGCGCTGTGATGAGCGCGGCTTGCTGCTGCGGCGTGTAGCTCGTTGCTGGTTCGGCGAGATAGGCGAGTGTGCAGTGAAAGCCCGGCGGGTCCGGTGTCGGCACGCCCGGCAGTGTCCGGAGCGCGCTGTCATCGCCTGCGCCGAGTCCGAGCATGACGGCGACGCCGGTTTGAGCAGCGGCAGCGGGTGCGCCCAGTCCCTCTCTGCTGTCAAACGCTGTGAGGCCCGCGTTTATCTGGGACTCGGCCGCTGCTGCCGTCATGTTCGTGTCGGCTTGATCGGTGAGATCGGCTTCGGTCTGATCGGCTTCACTCCCACCGTTATCCCCAGAGTTATCCCCACTTGTGGATACGTCGGGGAACGCATAGGTGAGGGTGCATCGGCAATTACAGACCTGAGCCGCGCCGCCCGCCGGATCACCAGGCCCGTTCATCTCATCGCCGCCGACGTCGAACATCTCGCTTAGCCCGACGGTCGTCCCGTCGACGTCGACATGGTCCTGTCGGGTGAGGGAATCCTCGGTCGCGAGCCATGTCTTCTCCCCGGCCATGTTCTCGCTGTCGGCGATCGCGCTCATTGAGGCGAGGCTGCCCTGATTGTTCGCGCCGACGGTCTCCGTGCGTGCGATGAGATCCGCGCGGTTCGCCCAGCTCGGGTAACCGTTGTCGAGCATGTTCTGCACCAGCCAGCTCGCATCAGAGACGCTCGTGCCGCGCGTCGCAGCGGCCGCTTCGAGTTGAGTCCGGAGTTGTGACGTGATCGAGTCCGGAATGTTGACTAGCTCTTGACGGCGCGAGGCGAGCCAGTCATTGCGCCACGTCACGAGCGAGTCCTGCACGCCGGGCCGCGCCATACCCGCTTGCAAGATCGGGATGAGCTGCGCTTTGAGCGCGGGCATGATCGTCCGGTCGAGAATGTCACCGAACAGGCCGCCCTGATCTAGCTCGTCGAGCAGCGCGGCCGCGTCCTCATCGGTGAAGTCGTCGCCGGAGCCGTCATCGACCGGCGCGGCAGCGGTGAGCACTTTCGAGCGTGCCGCATGCTTCCGCAAGATCGACAGGTAATCATTGATCGCCTGCTCGACGTGCGGCCGCAGCTCCGCTTCGCCTTTCGCGAACCGCGACCACGCCTGCCGGGCGAACACGGCGCGACGCTGCGCGGTCATCGCGACGCGGCTCATACGGCCCGCCTGATACCGGGCTCGAAGTCACGGACGCCGACGGCCGCCGCGAGAATCGGACTCAGCCGCGTCGCGGCATGCGGCATGCTCATCAGCAGCAATGAACGGGTGTAGGAATCCAGAGTGCCGACCCACACGTCGACGTCGACGCCGAGCTGATGCCGCGAGCACAACGCCGGGCAGAGCGTCCATGCGTCGGCGAGCGCGGCTTCGATCTTCTCTTCACTGATCGACACCAGCTCGTAAGCCCGGTGTCGGTCGCGCATCGGGACGTACTTCGTCCGGCGCGAGATCGACCGCGAGTATGCCCGCTGACACGCCGTCATCACCAGCACGTCGGAGACCGCGAGCAGCACATCGAAGCGGTGCCGCCCGGTCATGGCCCAGCGGCTCCCTGATCCGGGGTAGACGGCGGCCCGGCCGTAAGCGCAGGTGGTGCCTGCCGTGCCGCTGGCATCGACGTGGCGGCCGCTACGGCGGCTCCTGCGCCCGGAGCGCCGGGCACCGCCGGAGCCGGGGCGACGGAGATGTCAGGGAAGAGCAGCGCGAGCGTCGGTGCCAGCTCTTCGAGCGTGATCGGATTGCCGCGAGCGAGAATGTCGAACACGAGCCGCCGGGCACGCTCAGCGTTGTCGGCGATATCAGCTTCAGAGAAGCCGAGGACCGCCATATATGCGGTCTCCTTCAGCGTCCCGGCGGTGTACGCCTTCTGTGCGTTGTCGACGGTGACTTGATTCGGCAGCAGTTTGTCGAGATCGAAGTTCACCGCGAAGAGCCCCGGCGGGCGGCCGCGCATCCGCAACGCTGGGCGCAGGTAATAATGCGTGATCGCGTCGGCGATCAGTTCGAGCTTCGGCGCGAGATACGCCCGAGCGAAGTCCTCGGTGATCGTCCATGCGGTCCAGTGATTCGCCGTCTCTAGCCCGAGCAGGATCGCCGGGGGCAAGTTCATCCCCACCGCGAGCCGCTCGACGCACGCGCGCCGCAACGGCTCGATCATCGCGTCGAGATCCTTGCCGAACTCCATGTGGAAAATGTTCTTGATGTGCTCGCCCTTGACGACGCTCACCATCGGCACCACAGCCGACGCACTGTCAGGATCACGAATCGGCGCGGTCATCGCCTCAGTGATGAGATCGAGCCACCCGGCCGCGCCCTGACTGAGCGACTTCACTTGCGTCGTGTCATTCGGCGTCGCGGAACGCACCGGCGGCAACGTGATCTCTTCCGGTATCCACAAGATCCCCGCCGACGCGAGCCGCGACTTCACCGTCGCGGACACCATCGCCGTCAGCGCGGCGAGTTCACGGAGCACCGGCAGCATCGACCGCGTCGCGGAGTCCGCTTCCCAGCGCCGCTTCGGATGCGGCTGCCAGATGCGGATCAGCAGCTCATTCTCCGTATCGATCGGACGCGGCATGCCGTTGATCTGCTGCACCATGATCCGGTTGCCGCCCGCTGATGTGACTTCCGTCGTCGCGAGCACTTCCCAATCAGCGCCGTCGATATCCGGGTTGTCCGTCGCGAGCACCCATGAGTCCCCGGCGACGTCGAGATGCCGGTAAAGCTGCGCGAGCGCTTGCGACTGGCCGGTCGAGCCGCCGAAGAGCTGATTCATGATGTCCGCGACGTCCGGATCTTTACTCGGCTGCGTGCCGAGTTCCCCGGTGACCGGGTCGACATCGACGCCGATGAGCCGCGACCGGGAGAGGTTATGCGCGCCGATGTTCACCCCGGAGTGGAACTCCGGGCAAGTGTCATAGTGCAGCCAAGCCTCTTGCTGCCAGTCGGTGCCGCCCCAGCGAATGTTCTGATAGCCCATCGTGACGCGGACGTTGATCGCCGCCGCGACCAGGCTCGCGGTCGACCGACTCGACTCCGCGACATCAGTGACCGCCTGCCGGGCGGCGCGCCGCTCACGCCGATTACGAGGCACGGCGACCATCGTCATTGCCGGACCTCCACGCCCTTCACGATCTGAGCGAGCACGCCGGTCAGCATCGACGACGCGAGCGCGAGCAGCGCGATCTGCACCGGCCAGAACTGATGCCACGCATAGGTCACCCCGGCGACCGCGCCCGAGACATAGATCGACGCGCACCACGGGCACGTCACCATGAACGCGACGCCGTCCGAGCCGTGCCGCTGAATGAACGCGCGCGGCGCGTCGAAGATCACGTCGTCAGTGACGAGCCGTGTGAGCCGCGCCGTTGCGAGGGCTGCGAGGGCGACGAGCAGCCAGACGGCGTGAATCACCGCCTAAGTGTCTCGGAGCCGGTCTAGTAACGCACGAGAGCCCCGCCCGAAGGCGAGGCTCTCGGAGCAGCACCGGCCGCTGGCGCTAATGCTCCCACACGTCGGCGAGCAGCTTGCGCTGCTCCGGCCGAAGACTCATGAACGCCGAGCATGGAAGGCTCATGACCTCACGCGGCGACAGGCGGCGGGCGAAGTGCAGGCGTCCGGTGTAGACGTCGCGGTGCAGCCGGTAGCCGAGACGCCGGGCACGGGTGGCTGAGATCAGGATCATCGCAGCGAAGGCGAGCAGTTCGAGGATCATCGCGCGGGCACCCACGGCTCAACCTGGCTCGCTGCGTCGCACAGAGCGCAGAGATCCGGGTCGCTCGCAAGCAGTGTGGCGTCGCATCCGACGCATGTCTTGCCGATCGGCGCGGGGAAAATCACGTAGCCCCAGATGCCGACGATCTGATCGCCGCCGCCGTCATAGACGTGAATCGCGCCGGTCGAGCCGGTCGCGCGAGCGAGATCATGTGCGGCTTCGATGACGTGCTCAGCTTCGCCCCGGTCCGGGTCGTTGTCGAAGACGATCGCGCCGATGGTCGGCTCGTCGCCTTCCCAGCGGAAGATGTGGCTCGCGCCGGGCTGCGTGTAGGTCACTCGGGTCATCTCGGTTCTCCTTCGGGGTGGGTTCGTTCTGTCGGTATGAGTCCGACAATAGCGCATGCCGGGGCTAGGCGGCACTAGATAGCGGATTCCGGCGGCCCAGCATCGACATCGGACCGCCAGAGCCCCGGAATCACGGGGATTTCCTCAGTCGGCGGGCCGCCGTCCGGCTCGCCGTGATGCTCCCGGTAGCCGACCCCAGTGACGATCGTGAAGATCAGCCAGACCGCACGGCCGAACCGCTTCATAGCGCGCGCCTAGCAGCGCCAGGGCCGAACCCGCTCGGCCGCCGCTCTTCATACGGCTCGACGCGCTGATCCCACGGCGGCGGCGGCGACGCGGTCAGATCCGCCGACTGCGCGCCTGCGACCAGCGATGCGTCTTTCGCGGCGTCCTCATCTCGCGCATCGTCGCCCGTGCAGATCAGGAACGAGCGGTGCCGCGTCGTCAGGTGCAGCCGCATGACCGCCTCGCTAGCTAGCCGTGGCGGTCTTCGCTGCCGCTTGCAGCATCGTCGTGTGAATCACGTCGACACGAGCGCGAGCACGGGCGGCGACCATCGGATCGCGGATCACCGTGAGCTGATTGTCCTGCTTGCTCTCCCCGGAATCCGACCAGTTCGTGCTGCCTTCGATGACGTCAAGGCCGTCGACGATGACCATCTTCAGGTGCATGATTGCGCCCTTCTCGCTCCGGCCGACCGCTACCGATGACGCCGGGTAGTTCGACTGGGCGAGTAGCGCCTTTTCATGCACTCCGGACGCTTGGGAGCTGTCGAGGGTGAGCTGGACGAACAGATGCTCGGTGTTGAGCTTCTCCGTCAGCGCGGCGGCGAGATCATCATCGTCGAAGCCATACATCGCGACGACGAGGGATTGGGTCGCGGACTTGATGACGTCGACGAGCGCGCCGTGAACGTCATCGACTGGGGAAAAGAACCGGCGTTCGTTGTCCGGATAGCCGGGTGCGAAGCCTTGCGGGCAGTGCTTGTCGAGCAGCGAGAGCGACGCGAGTGACATCGCTACGGGCCAGGAGCCGGTGCTGGCGGCGGGTCGTCCTTCGCGACGGCGGCGGCGAGCGCAGCCTGAGCGGCCTTCACGGAGGCATCCATCGCGTCGAGATCTGCTTGCGGGACGGTGCCGCCTGCGGCGATCGTCGCGAGCGCTGCGGCGAGCTTCGCCGCAAGATCGTCGAGTGCGGTCGTCGCGCCGGTCACGGCGGTCGTCAGAGTTGCCACATCGGCTACGAGCTGGGAGTCAGCGGCCATGAGTTGCTCCATCTTCTCGTCGAGTTGAGCGAGCCGGTCGAGGATCATCCGGAACGGCGACTGACGCGGCACAGTTCCCAGTCTGCCCGCGCCGGTCTAACTCGGTGAGACCGCGCTAGAACGCGCCGTGAGCGTGCAACACGAGCAGGCCCACGACGACAACGATGACCACGACGGCGGCCCAAAACGCTTCGCGCGCGCTCATAGGCCGCACTTTAGTCCCGCCCGGTCTAGTCGCCCATGCCCTCCTGGCCCTTCGGCGCAGGCGAGAAGTCCACGTAGTATTCCTCGCCGACATCGAACTGCTCGATCGCTAGTTCGTTGCGGATCGACATCTCGATCGTGCCCGCAGGTGTGGCCGACGCCCACTTCTTGTTGTCCTCGCCACGGGTCACCGCCGACAGCCGCACCTTGCCGCCGCCGATCATCTTCGAGATCTCCGTGCAGTAGAACTTTGCCCTGACGCTCATCGCAGCCTCCAGCTGCTCGAAGGGATGAAAACACCTGAGCGGCTGCGAGGGGACGAAGGTCCAACCCGACCGATGCTCACTATAGGCCGCCGCGTCTACTCCGCGACCCGTAGACGACAGGCATGCGGCTCGACGGCTGATCAGCCCGGCGGCCGCGCCGCTCACGCGCCGCCGGAGACGCGACATCAGCCCGGCTCGGCCCTGTGGTATAGAGCCAGCCGATCGAATGCACAAGCGCGTCGAGCCGGTCCGGCGAATCGGAATCGAACGGCACCCACGTCGTCTGCTGCCCTTCAAGGATCGGCAACACCCCGACGTGATGAACCCGCGACGTCGGCGACGGTTTGCCTTTCACTTGCCGATCTTTGCCCTGCTCGTAGAGCGCGGCAACCGGCTCCGCGCGCAACCGCTTCGACCGCGATGCCGAGACATCTTCGACGGAGAACAGGCGCGGCTCAATCTCGCGCTGCTCGACCATCTGCTGATACGTCGTCTCGATCACCGTCGGAATCCAATCGCCACCATAGTTCGACTCATAGACGATCGCGTCGGCTTGATATTCGATCACCGCGAGAATCACCCGCCGCGCCGCCTGCGTCGGCGTGCCGTTCACCGACAGATCAGCGATGACATAGAACTCCGGGTGCGACCGTTCACCGGCTGAACCGCTGACGATGATGCCGTGCTCATCGTGGGTCTCCCCTTCACCGCCGGACGGGTCGAACGCGACGCATATCTTGTGCAGCTCCGGCGCAGTCTCGACGCGGCCGTTATTGATGATCTCCTGCGTCCAGAGAGCGCCTTCGATGTCTTCGAGCAGCTCGGCGTCGAGTTCCTGGCGACCGAGCGTCGTGCCGACGAGCGGGTCGATGACTTCTCGCCGGTAGTCGTCAGACAGGTTGTGGACGTTCTCGATCGTGCGGCCGCGTGTGATCGTGACGCTGCCCGGACGCTGTAGCAGCCCGGCGTGATCGGGTTTCTCTTCTGCTTCGGCGTCAGAGATTTTCAGCAGCGGCACCGGCCGGGGCGTCGTCGTCAGGCATGCCTGATTGCGGAATGTCGCCTTGTCCGGCCAGTTGCGGCGCGGTCGAAGACGTAGCCCGATGTTCGCGTTACTCCACGTCGTGTCGCGTGCTGTGCCGCGCGCGGCGTCTTGCCAGTAGGACGGCTCATCGCCCCAGAGGTAGTGATGCTGCGGGCCGCGAAGCTGACGCGGCCGCTCAGACGTAAAGCATTTGAACCGCGAGCCGTTCGCCATGAACAGTTCGCCGAGCGAGCGGTTCCATGCGGTCTCGACGCGGCCGCCGCGCAACTCCCACGGCCGGAGCACCGCGAGCAGCCCAGTCTCGCCCTCGACCATCGTGTCGCGCGCGTCGCTGAATGTCGGCGCGATCAGCGCGCACCGCGCGCCCGGATGCCGCCGCGCTTTGTCGGCAATCCACTCAGCTCCGGTGCGCGTCTTGCCCCAGCCGCGTCCGGCGAGGATCAGCCACCAGCGTTTGACGCGCGACGGTTCCTTCTGCTCCGGCCGCCGCCAGTACCACCACGGCTGACTACCATCGGCGAGTTCGGCGGCTTGCCCCGCCGGGAGGCTGCGGACCCATGCGGCGCGGATCTCCATGCTCGCATAGCGCAGCCGGTCCGCGACCGACGACGCCACGGCGTCAGCCGGATATCTCTAGCGGCGGGCCCAGCAGCTCGTTTACCGCCGCGACCGCCGCGTCATACGCCTCGTCGTCGTTGTCGAAGACTCGCGCTTCAAGCTGTATTGGGCCGCCGTCAGCGCCGGTCAACTGGATGCGCCGGACCGCGTCGAGGCCGAGCAGATCCGCGCGGCGCTTCTCGATCTTCAAGACGCGGTCGATCGCTTCGAGATCGCCGTTGCTGACACGGTCGGCGATGCGCAGCAGCATGTAATCGAGCCGGGCGACCGATTCATCGATGTAGTCGCCGATCTGATCGAGTTTGACCTTCGCGAGAGCTTCACGGACATCGGCCGAGGCGGCTTTGTTGTCATAGTTGTCGAGCCCGTACTGGCGGCTGATCGCTTCGGCGATCTCGATGAAGTTCGCGCCGTTGCGGCGCAGCGCGACGGCTTGCCGACGGCGTTCGGCGAGCGCAATCGCGGCGGGGCTGGACTTCGACTTCGCACCGCCGCGCGCGGTCGGTGACGTCGGGCGCAGCTCGAAGACTTTCGCGTCCGGATCAGCGGGCGTCTTCCGGCCGGTCACCGGATCGGCACTTCACGATTGCCGGTCAACGGGATCACATTGCTCGCCGCCGGTTCACGCTTACGCAGCGCGACACACGTCGCCATATGCGGCATGTAGAGCGTCTCGCCCCGGCTGGGCGCGTTGTCGCTCTTCGTGAGTGTGCGGCCTTGAAACGTGCCGCTCACGTCACGGTAAACCGCGACGTTGCCCGTGCTGTCCGGTTCGAGGTTGACCGGCATGTTCTTACCATTCGGTGTCTTGACGAAAAAGATCAGCCCGCCGCAGCCGCGACACGGCGACGCGGCTGCCTTCTCGGCGCTCACAGTTTCCCCGCCGCTTTCGCAGAGTCCCGCGCCGCCTGCCGGATCGTCGGCACATCACACGCGCGCGATAGGTGCAGCATCGCTTCGAGCAGATTGCAATAAAGCACGAGACCGTCAACGATCTCCGTGCCGCTCATCTCGATCAGATCGTGTGACGTCCATGTCCCGGCGTCGACCTCTTCTACTGCGTCGATCGCGTCGAGAGTCAGCCGGGCTCGTTCCTTCGGTTGGATCGATGCGCGAGTCATACCCGTGCGCCTTGATCGCGGATCTCTTTCAGCACGCCGCAGATCCGCGCTTTGCTGTAGCCGAGATGATCGGCGATCTGCTGCGGACCCCAGCGGCGCTGGCATGTCAGCCGCCAGATCGTCACGCGCGCTTCGGACGGTGAGAGATCCGTCTGGCGGCCGTCCATCGCACGGCTGACCGCGACGCTGTCGAGGATGCCGTCTTCTCTGCGGCGTCCGCAGCATGCGGTCATTGGGCGGCGGCCTTCCGGTGAAGATCAGGTGAGGGGATGGTAACCCCAGCGGCGGCCGCCCAGGAAGCTAGCTCCGGATCTTCGATCACCCGCGCCTTCTCCCAGTTCCGTCGCCGGAGTATCTGACCGGCCCACACGCCGGACGCGCGAGCACCCAATTCGTGACGGCGAGACGAGCACGCTTCAAGCGCCGGACAGACCCGCTTGCAGATGTTCGCCGCCGCCCGCTTATCCCCTTCGCTGGAATCCTCATCCCACAACTCCGGCGCGTCCTGGCACGGGACATGATCGAACGGACGGCCAACCGCGTCATGCAGCGGCGCGAGCAGCGCCAGCCGGAGACTCACATCATCACGCATCGCTCAGCCAGCGCTCCGCAAGATCAGCCACAGCGCCGGGGGCTCGGCGCGCTGCCATGCGTGCAGTATGGGCCAGCTCGCGGTGAGATAGCGAGGATCGTCGCCGTCGATGATCGGCTCATAAGGCACCGGATGATTTACCGCCGTGTCGTGCTGATGCAGAGCGTCGATCGCCGGTTTCATTGTGGCGACCAAGTTGTCGATGTCGCGGAATCGGTTCGTCTTCGGCCGGAAATGCATCTCGACGTGAACATGGCTCAGGTGTGGGATCTCGGCGACGATGACAGCGTTGCGGACGACCGCCTTGATCCGGGCGACCGCGTTCGCGTGCGCCATGTAATGCATGCGGTCATTCAGGCTCAGCGGCGCTTTGCCCTTCGGGGTGAGCGCCGCGTCGATGTCGACACGCCACTCTGCGACCTCGTCACGCGGATCAACGGCACCCGTGCGGCCCTCAACGAAGCGGGCAGCGACTTCGTAGGGGCATGCTTGTCCATTGTGGAACGCAGGATGACTGATCGATTCCGATGCCGGTCCCATCCACTCGCATAGCATCCGAACTTGACATGCAAGCGGCGCGAGCGTCGCGATCATCGTCGCGCCGGTTCGTCGGTCTCGTCTTGCCGGTCGATGACGATGCCGGAGATCCCCGACATGATCGCGAACTTCACGCCGGGGAACCGCTCTTCAAGCTGCATGCTGATCATGCCGAGCAGCTCTTGGGGATGATCGACCGCTGACGTGAGCAGCACTTGATCTCCCGGCCGGATCTGCGTCGCGGCGGCCTCGAAGACAACCGTGAGACTCGTCGAATGCAGCACGCCCGAGGGCGCTCGGCGCGTCGGGCTCATTTGCGGCCGGACGTCTTCGAGCCGATCTGCGTCACCTTGTCTGCCTGCTCACGCTCAGCGGCGGCGCGCTCTTCATCGAGACGTAACTGACCGGCGGCCTCATCCTTGCGGCGAGTGATCTCTTCCGCTGCCGCTTGCAGCAACTTCCCGGCGAGTTCACCGTCGCACTCGGTGATCGCCGCCGCGTCGACGGTATGCACGCGTGTCACGATGCCGTCGCGGCTCCGCGCATGATTGATCTGGCTCACTTTGCCGCGCAGCACGTAGAAGACCTCTTCGTCGAGCTGCAACGCGACCGGATCGATCGTCAACGCTTCGGATAGTCCGTCTCCGGCTTTCACGATCCGCACGGTCGCACGGTGAACTTGGTTGCGCTCGAATAGCGGGAGCTGATTCTTGTCGACGGTCATGCGGGTTCCTCTCGGGTGGGTTGCAGCCGGTCTAGTGGCCGGTCGCCTTTGTAGCCCCATCGGCAGTTCGTGCATCGCACGCCGATGACTTCGGGCTGCGGAACATCGAGGACGGCGGCGCGGTCATAGTCGTCAGCGTCGATCTCCGGGTCTGACGCGCCGACATGCCATACGCCGTGCAGATCGCGTTCGATCACTGTGCGTTCGATGATGATGAGACTGTTCGGCGACGCGCAGTACGGGCAGCCGAGCAGCACCGGCTCGGCTGGTTGGGCCTTGTGCTCGACGAGCGCCGTCGGGCTGTCATCGCCGGGCACCGCGACATCAGCGGGGCGGCTCACAGCAGCGCCAGCAGTAGGCCGCAGCCGGTCGCGGAGACCGCGAAGTACATCGCGGCGAGCGGCACACCGCGACGGAGGGCGACGGTAGCGAGGATGAGGGTGATGATGCCGATCGTGAGCAGCGCCGCGCGTTCGATACGCCGGTCGACGTCGTCACTCATCGCTCACGCAGCTTTCATGCCAGAACGGCAGGCAGTGTTTCACCGCGAACGCGACGAAACCTGACCGCGCTTCGGTGACGTCGACGAGTTCGAGGCAGCCTTTGCAGCGGATGCCGTGCCGGAACGTGACTGTCGTGACGTCGCTCCGCGCCGGGTCGCGGTCATACTGCGCGTAGCTCGCCGATACCGCCGTCACGTAGTCTTCCGGGCTCAGCGTCGTCGGACCTTTCACTTCGCCGATCATGTCGACGACATTGCCGGAGTAGTGCAGCGTGACGCCGCTCATCGAGTCATCCCGACCGCTAGGCGTGAACGCCGGTCGGCGAGCGCGACACGTATAGCGCCGATGCACACCGGGCAGAGGATCACCGACTTGATCGGACGCTCTTCGAGCGTCATCGTCGCCCACCCGGAAGGCAGCGCGACCATCTGATCCTCACGCATGAGCGGTTCGCCGGTCGCGCCGCACTGGCAGCGCGTCACGGCGTCTCCAATGCGTGAATCGCGTCGAGCACGTCCTTCAAACCACCTTGGGTGTTGATGTTCAACGCGTCGAGAATCGCCTCGGTGTCCTCGAACGTCTTCGTTGACCGCGCATCGGCGGCTTGGCTTTGAATGTTCTGCCCGACCATGATCACGCTCAGCAGGACGAGCTGAATGAACGTCTGCGCGATCCACGCGATCAGCAAGATCAGATGCTGGTTAATGAGCACTTTCGGGAAGACGTGCTCGAAGACGGTGAAGCCCGCGAGTGTGGCGGGCAGCGACAATAGCGCGAGAAGAGTGAAGACCCATGCGCAGTTCATCGTGCCGACCGCGCCGGTCGTGCGCAGCGCTACGGCCTTGTTGAAGCGTTGCCAGCCCGAGCCGCTCGGAAGGTGATCGATCGTCTTCGCATGTACTGCGATGCCACGCCGCGTGAAGCCGTGTGTCGGTCTCGGACGCTGCTCCGGTGCGTTCATATCGTCTCTTTCGTCTCGTCTTCGAGCATGAGGCCAAGCAGCCCCAGCAGGCCTTCGATGAGCCCGCCGAGCTGACGAGCAGCCGGGTCGGCCGAGCGTGACGCGCGGATGAGTAGCCCCGGACGCGGCACAGCCACCGGCTGAGGCGGCAGATACGTCACGGAAGTCGTCGACGGCGACCGTAGACCACCGCAGCCGCACGATGCGACTTCACAGACACCTTCGCCGTCCATATGACGCCGCGCCGAATGCGAGCAGGCACAAGTGATGATCGACGTCATAACGTGTGGGTCCGGTCGTGAGCGGCACGGTCGGCGACGATGCTGCCGCAGTCAGGGCAGATCCAGAGACGGGTGCGGCGTGTCTCATTTTCGCTGACGCCGTGAAGGATCACGCCCGCTTCGATGTATCGCTCGCGGCTGCGGTCGCTCATCGGGGCTTCTCCTCCCCAACAACAAGATCACGCCAAGCATGAACAGTCGCAACAAGGTCATCACAGGCGGCCTCGGGCGTGTCACCCAAACCGTAGAGGCCATCTGGAATCGCGGCGTGGTCCACCCACCATGTCCCGATAATGCGCATCGGGCCGAACCGCCAACGACCAGCCCTCCACCTACGATGTGAAAAGGCTTCCTCGATCCATTCGATGCGGGTATCGCTCGACCAAATTGTCTCTGGTGCTGAGGCATGTTCCATGCCGTCAGCGGGAACAATCACGGAGGTCATCGGGGTTTCTCCTGCTTCTCCTGGCCTCCGGTGTTTCTTTGAACAGGAACGACAGGACCGGGACATTGCCAAAAACCTCTAACCGGGTAGGTGAAGACGGTAACGGCGTGCACACCTGTCTTGCCGTGCTGGCATGTTGGTTGGTCAGCTAGTACAGGAGCCACCGCCGCTGCGGCTTCTGGTGGGCTGTCTACCAACCCCGGCCACGGTTGGACGATCACTTGGGCAGCGCCAGTGGGACCATCGTCGCTATGGCCTGGCGCACGTCTTCACCGTCATCGCACGCCAAGTACACGGTGCTCCCGTCAAGCGGCTCGATCCGCCACTCAGGCGCACCGTCGCATCCATCGGCCCAACAACCCAGTTCGGCGTCAGTGCTCATTGCTGCTCACTTTCCGACACTGGAAGCGACGACGGGGAAGTGTCGTGATAGCCGAGCCGGGTCGTCGTAGGCACTGAGAACAGCCGCCCCGAACGCTGGTGGCCGTTATAACCGTCACCGCTGTATCCGTGTGGGTCGATCGTCTGGAACCCAGTAGCACCTAGCGCGTAGTCGCCGGTGTAGCCCTCACGGAAAGAGTCAGCGTCGGCCCACGTCGCGCAGACCTGAAATCCGTTCGCTCGGCCGCAGCATGTCAGTTCTATGGCCCACCGCGTGTCGGGAGTTTCGCTGTCGTCCTCGGTAGCCGCGTCCTCGCGTATATGATCTTTGTCTTGATCTTTTCCGGTGTCTGGGCTGACACCAAGAGCAGCGGCGAGTTCGGCGAGCACACCGATGATGAGGGAGGGCTTTAGGTCGAGTCGCCCTGCGATCTTCAACACAAGATCAGCGTCTCGTTGGGTGACTCGTTGTAGAGCAGCCCGAGCCTCGACGAGTGCCTCACCGAGCCCGTCGTTCGCGTTGAAGAACTCCATGCACTCGGCGCGCATCGTCGCATTGTCGGCTTCGGCGGCTTCTAGACGAGCCAGCAACCCAGGAACGTCGCCGAGGACCGCGGCGAGTGCCCTCGTATCGTCTCGGCGTTCGTAGGCTTCAAGATCGCGCCGGATGGCGTCTAGGGAGCGGTCAGCCACCAGACATGGCCGAGTTCCGCGACCGAGCTATCTCAAAGGCACGGAGCAGCGGCCGACAGGAGTTCGCCTTCCAGCCGCCGCGCTGGGAAATCTCAGCCGCCAACGCCAACGCAATGGAGACGGCATCCCCGTCCATGTCGGCGACGATCTGCTGCGCCACGGACTCATTCATCGCAGTTGTCGGTCTGGTGGTCATTGGGTTTGGTCCTCTCCACGAACAACCCGAGCAGCCATGCGCACGCCCTGGTTCCAACCCTTCTCATACCAGTGGCTCAACCCCACCCTTTTTGCTTTGGCTTCGACCTGGGTGGCTATGGTGTCCCGTAACACCGGCAACACAGCAGCGAGGACAGCGCGGCTGATCACTTCAGCGAGCACAGCCTGAGCAATCTCCGAACCGGGATGTCGTCGCCGTAGCACTGTGAAAGCAGCTTCGCGCTTTCTCGGCTCAGTCATCAGCCGGTCTCCGAGACCGCATATAGGCGAGCACATCTGCGCGATGCCGCGAACCGACAGCGAACAGAGCACGCACCGCATCCGAGCGGCGCATCCCCGCCTCTGCGGCGAGCTGATCGGCGAGCGCGAGACCGGCCGGTGAGATCCGGATCGAGAGCCGGGGCGAGTGATTCGGCGCGTCTGACACGGGGATGACACTAACCGACGTGTCCGACAATGTCGAGGGTCTAGCGAGACCCGGTTTCGCTGAGTCGAAGATCCCCATCTCGGCCGCCGCGTGCGGGTGAGCGTGCTTCCAGTCATGATGCGCCCGACACAGCAGCAGCAGGTTCCCCGGATCGGTGATAGACCCGCCACGGCCTCGTGGCAGCCGCTCATCGGCATCACACGCGGTCTCGGTGCATCCGCCGGGGAACTGGCAGCGCACCGGCCCGTGGAGCGTCGCTTTGAGCATCGCGACCCGCTGGCGGTGCGCTGCGGCCCGGCCGGTCGAGAACTGCCTCACGGGATCTCGTGGCCGAGGGGGGCGACCGCCTGCGCGCACAGCACCGGCACCAGTCCGACCGGCAGCAGCTCGATCGGTTCGGTCGAGCGGAGCTGCCGCATCACGATCTCGCCCTGCTCCGGGCGGGGGACCTCGGCCATGATTTCGATGACGGTGAAGATGATGTTGCGGTTTTCGTCTCGGATCGGGACCGGGTAGCCGGTGACTGTGACGCCGGGCGGCGGGCGGTAGGCGGTGATTGCGGCGCTGAGTTCGGTTCGGTTCATTTTCGGGTTCCTTTGGGGTGGGCGGTCGCCTTGGGGCGTGTCAGACAATAGCGGGGTCACCATGAGTTGCTTGTCAGCGCGGTCAGGATGAACGCCACGGAGTGTTCGGCGTTGTGGGACGTGTACACCGTGGCCGAGTTCGGGTTCTCCCATGAGGCGTTGCCGGTGAACGCGAGAGAGTCATCGGCGAGTATGCCGGTGTGGCTGTAGCACGGGTTCGTCCATGCGATGCGGTGCGCGCCGGGCATGTCGGTCGCTGAGGCATAGGTGACGATGTCGCATGGGCCGCCGCCGATCGTCGTCCAGTCGGTGCCGCCCGCTGTGACCGGGTCGGGGTTCGTGCGGAGACGGGTGAGCCATGTTGAGTCCGGGGCGAACTGCGAGCATTGCACGCTCGCGCCGCACGCTGGCTGGTCGGCGATCGTCGCGCCGTCGAACGGGCTGCTGACCGTGACCGCTTGCGGGATCGTGAGCGGCGCGAAGCCCGGCTGGCCGGATGCGATGTTTGCGAGCATGGCGCGGATGATGAGGCCGCCCATGCTGTGTCCGACGAGTAGGACCGGCCGGTTGCCGTATGCGACGCCGATGTACGCATCCAGCGCGGCGGCGAGGGTGTCGATCGGTGTGTCACGGGTGTAGGAGCCGACGCTGACGCCGCCCGTGTCGCACTGGTAGAAGTCGATCAGCGTCGGGACGGGCCAGCCAGACGCGGTCATGAGGGCGGTCACGCCGGACCAATACGCCGGGGTCGAGTAGCCGGGGCAGCCGGTGCCGAAGCTGTAGCCGTGAACGAGCAACACCGGCAAGCCGGGCGCGGCAGCAGCGCGGCCGGGCGGGTGTGTGGCGAAGCGCGGCGGGCTAGAGCTGCACGCCGCCAGACCGGCCAGGATCAGGAGTGCGGCCGCCGCTGTGCTGATTGCCGCATGCCGCGCAGATCGGCGCTCAGCGCCTCGATGACGGCCGCGCGGATACCGGGGTGCTCGCGCCAGGTGCCGAGAAGAGGTATCCATGTTTCGCCTCCGAGGATCGTGTTCGGGTAGTGGGCGGTGATGTCGTCGAGTGTGCCGGTCGACGGGTCGGCTGCTAGCTCGAAGCGGTCGATCTTGCCGAGCAGCGTCTCGACTGGCGGGTCGACGGTGATGAGATACCAGGTTCGGCAATCCATCGCGGTCACGGTCGCGGTCATAGTGGGCCGGTCGCGAGGCAGCCAGGGAATAGGCATGCGGATGCGCCCGCGCCGTCGGTCCGGAACTCATGAACGTGAGCCGGGTAGAAGCTCACTTGACGCTCGTCGACTCCGGCCGCGATAACCGTGGGTTCCCAGCGTTCGGTGAACTCGCGGTCAGCGCACGGATAGAAACTGACGCCGTCGCGTTCACGGATGATCCAGTCGCCTAGCTGAAGTCTCACTCGTGCTCCGCTGCGCGCGGCCCAGAACGTTAGCGACGAGTCCGCTTGCCGCTGCTGTGCGCCGGTCTGCATCCATTCGATGATCTCGTCGAGGTTGTCGCCGGTCCACCGGATCGCGTCGATCTCAATACCGGGGCGGGCACGAAATCTAGGCATGATCATTCCTCCGTGGTGAGGTAATGCTCCGGGCAGTGAACGTCGAGCAGTTTGATCGTCGAATACAAAATGCGGCAACCTGGGTGCTCATCGCATGGTGACGGGTGAGCGATCACGAGCGTGTCGCGTCGCAGCAGCGTCACACCCCAGCGCCAGAGATCCTTGCGGCCGACGCGCCGAAGCTGCCAGCCGGACCAGTGACCGGCGAACGTCCGGTAATCGCGGTAGGCGTTCTCGGCTTCGGTGATGAGCGCGAGACGCTGGTCTTCGGTGCCGATCGCGGTCATCGGATGCGCTGCCAGGAGATTGTGCGCCGTCCGGTGGCGGTCAGTTCGCGGACGCCGGAATCCTGCACATACGCGAGGTCGACGAGTTCGCTGCGGCGTGTGCGCAGACCGGAATCAGACTGCGTCAGTCCGGCGGCGCGGGCACGGGCGATGAGCTGCTCGTCGGTGAGCCGTGAGCCGACGTGCGCGAAGAGGCCGAGGACTTCGATCTCGGATGCGCGGAGGTCCGGCAGCGACGCGGCGGCGGCGTGTGACGTCGCCGGGTCGGTGCTGCGTGCGTGTGCGCGGCGCGGTTTGTCGAAGAGGGTGGGCTGCATGACGGTGATCCCTTCTAGAGCATCGCGAGACGTTTACAGATGCACAGCTCGCCGGGATGCGGGTTGCTTCCGGCGTGACATTCGCAGCGGCATGTCTTGCGGCTGCGGACCTCAGAGCGCGCTGCTTCGCGGGCGATCGCTTCGGCGCGGTGTACCGCTTTCGCCGCTCGCGCGGACCGGCGCACGCCGCGCTGGCTCACAGCCCGAGCCCGTCAAGGTCGGCGCGGAACTCCGCGTGGCATTCCGGGCATTCGAGAATGTCCATCTCGGAGTCGGTGTCGATGTACCAGCATGGTCCGGGGAAATCACACTGAGGGCACGGGATCTCGATCATTCAAGTAGCCCTAGTGCTCGTGCGGCCTCTTCGACGGCGTTCCAGCGTGACTCGCTGCCGTTGTTGCGGTCCGGGTGCGCGTGCTTGCGTGCCCGGCGCAGCGCGAGCGTCAAGTCGAGTTCGGGGTGCGGCAGCAGCGACTCATCGCGTAGAACGCTCATCGCGAGGTCGCGGCTCATCCCGGCGCTCGATCCGGTGCGCGCGGCGATCTGCTGCCAGCCTCGGTACTGTTCGCCGTGCTTGGCGATGCCGTAACGGTCAAGCGTGCGCAGATGTTCGAGTCCGAGCGCGATCGCGCGGAGATTGCTCTGCCAGTCCGGCGGGTCGTTGTAATAGCGTCCGGCGAATGCGTCGGATGAGTAAGTCAGCGGGCCGAACTCGGACTCAAAGCTGACCCTAACGCCGGGGTGCAGGATCTCCGCGCGGGCATAGAGCATGCCGTCGCGGCGAAGGTCATGGGTGCCGTTCGCGGTGACCACTTGCACGGCGACCGCTCCGACAGCGCCGATCTGACCGAGTTCGTAGCGGAGCAGCCGCAGCGTCTTCTCATAGCTCGCTTTGAACTGCGGCTGGCGTCGCGGTGCGGTCTCGGGTAGTGGCCATTCGTTGATCGGTTCGATCTGGATCTCGACGCTCATGTCTGCGCCCAGCGAAGCAGCTTCTCACCGTCAACGACGTCGAGCGCGAGACCGCCCTCTTCATCGGATGCGAAGTAGACGCTGACGCCGGTCTTGACGAGCAGCGCGTCGCGGAGCATCGCGGCGACGTTCGATGCCGTTGTGAGCTTCGCTGCGAGTATGCGGCGCTGGACGGTCGCCTGGGCGGCGGCGTCGCGGTGCTTGATCGCCTCTCGGCGGCGGTTGTCGCAGATGCCGCAGAGGTCCTTCCTGGTGATCCGGCGGCCGCAGACGCGCAAGCGGCCGGTGTCGGCCATATAGCGGCCGGGCGTCGTCTCAGGTTCGGCGTACCGGGAATGGAAATTGAAGTCGGAGCCGAAGCCGGGGCACTTACCGGCAGCGATCATCGCCGCGCTGGGCAGCGGCTCGCCAGTCATGACGCGGTCCGGGCGGCCCAGCGGTTCACTCCGACGGTGCCGTCCTGCTGGATCTCTGTGAGCGTGACGGCGGTGATCGTGTCGGCGTGCGCGCGAAGCGCGTTGAGCAGATAGCGGGCGAGCATTCCACCTGTCGGCGCGAACGGAGCCGATTGGTTCAAGTCGGTGTCGGTGAGGTAGTTGTCGAGCCAACCGTCGACGGTCTCATCCGCGTATGCCTCGCCGGGCACGATCCCGATCAGCTCTGGGTATGCGAACTCGACTTCGACGCGGTATGTGACGCGGCGGTGACGCGGAAAGCCTTGGTTCTGATCGACGCGGACGGCTGCGAGGACCGCCGTGCGGGTGTAGGTGAAGGTCGTCGTCGGGTCGGTATGCGTCATCTTGGGTCTCCTAGTTCTGGGGTGTCTTCGGAGTAGTGGATTATTCGCCGCGACGCAGCCGGGCGAGTTCCGCTTCGGCTGCCGCGATCTGCGCTTCGCGTTTCACTGCCGCTTTCAGATCGTCGAGCGCGGTCTGCGCTTTGCGGCCGAGCGACTGCACACGGACGCGGGTCGAGCACGCCGCCGCTGTCAGCAGCTCGTGGACTTCCGAGCCGAACTCGGGCTCGGCGCGTTCGGTGCCAGGGGTAGTGATGGGGTCGTCGTCGAGTGTGGGCATGATTCATCCTCTCGGGGTTGGGTTGTCGGGTTCGGTCCGACTATAGCGGGTTCAGCGGGTCGTGAAGCTGACCTTTTCGTCCGTGTCGGCATGGACGGGCGTGATGCCCGTGAACTGCTCAAAACGGCGGCAGATCACGTCGGCATAGAGCGGGTCGATCTCGACGAGCCTGGTGGCTCGGCCGATCGTGTGGGCGGCTATCAGTGTTGACCCAGAGCCCGCGAACGGGTCATAAACGAGGCCGCCGGGCCGCACCGAGTTACCGATCATCGGTGCGACCAGTTCGACAGGCTTCATCGTCGGATGCTCTTCGGACCGGGCGGGCCGCGCGACTTCGAAGACGCTGGTCTGGGCATTGTCGCCGAACCAGCGACGCCCGCCTCTACCGCGCCGCCCGGTGCCTTTAGCCGCGTTGCCGGTGAAGCCGTAGAGGATCGGCTCGTGCTGATAGTGGTAATCCGAACGACCAAGTACAAAGCGATCCTTCATCCACATGAGCGACTGCCGCCAGTCCCAGCCCGCGTCGATGATGATCTGCTGGAACACCGCGCATTGCGGCCCGGACGGGTGCGCCACATAGAACGGCGCACCCGCCCAGAGCACCGCATCCGCTACCGCGAACGCGGCCCGGACGGTCGCCTCATAGGACGCGCCGTCGTTCTGAACGCGGAGACCATCAGTTCTACGGCGTGCGGCGCGAGCGGCATCGGCGTCTACGAAGTCGTTGTAATCGACGCCGTAGGGCGGGTCGGTCCACATGCAATCGCAGCGGTCGCCGTCAAGCATCAGCGCGACCGCCGCGCCGTCGGTAGCGTCGCCGACGAGCAGTCGCGAATCGCCAAGCAGCCATATGTCGCCCGTCTTGGAGATCGCGCGCTTCGGTATCGCAGGGACGTCATTCGTTCCGGGCTGCCCTAGCTCGGAACGGCGGATCGAGTTCAGTAGATGATCTATATCTGTCGGGTCGAAGCCGGTCGCCGACAGCAGCGGTTGGTCAAGGGATTCCAGTAGAGTCACGAGTTGCTGCTCATCCCACGTCGCTAGTTCGGCCGTCCGATTATCGGCAATCGCGAACGCCCGCGCCTCCGCTGCGGTGCCGGGGAAGATCGTCACCCACAGGTCGTTCCAGCCGAGGTTCGTCGCGGCTTCGAGGGTGCCGTTGCCCGCGACGACGGTCATGTTCCGTGAGACGACGATCGGCTTGCGTTGCCCGAATTTCGCGAGGCTCGCTTCGATCGCGGCCAGGTTCGGAGGCCCGTGCATCCGGGCGTTCTTCGGGTCCGGCTTCAAGCGGCTCAGCGGCACGCGCTCGACGGGGAGGTCGGCTGCGGCCGTGGGCTTGGCTCGGGTCACGCTGAGCCCTGACGAGGGCGCTGGGCCGCCGCGCCGCCCACTTTCGAGAGGTTGCCCGGCTTCGTGCGGCGTGTGCGGAGCCACCGGCTGATCGTCGACTCCCACCACCACGGCGAACGGCCCAAATAACCGTCCGGCTTCGGCGCGCGGCCATCACGCTTGTACGTATCGAGGGTGTCCGGCGTGATACCGGCCATCTCAGCGACGGCTCTGATGTCTAGCTGCTTGCCTGGCATGCGGTGCTCCTTAGTCGAGGGTGACCGGAGCCCGCCCACGATGCGGTGAGGGCGGGCTCCGGCGCTCTTACGGACGGCTCATGCTGCGGCGAATGCGTACTCCATCGCGGTCAGAGCCTTAGCTTCCATGTCGAACGCGTCGTCGGCGTTCTCGATCTGCTGGCAGTAGGACGTGACCGCTTGCAGCACGCCTCCGGCGGTGACTTGCCCGCCACGGATGAAGTGATCAAGAACGCCCTTGGTCTCGGCTTCGGTGAAGGTGAGGCGCTTCGCGACGATCTTGATCGTCGCCTCCGGGTCGGCGAGCGGCTTGCTCGCCTTCTCGCTCATCTGCTCGATGCAGCGTCGGACGTAGTCGACGTCGAGGAACGTCGCGACCGCGTCGCGTGCCTTGCTCGTGATCAGTTCGAGGTTCTTCTGCTGCGTGTCGGCTGACCAGCGGATGACTCCGGTGTCGAGCTTGCTGCCCAAGTGGATCGCGCGCAGCGCGTCCTTCGTCATCTGCATGCCGTTCGAGCAGACTTGCACGACGAGACGCGGCGTGATCGAGAATGCGCCGTTGCCGGTCTCGGAGTTGCTCACGACGAATCCGGCGAACACCTTCGGCAACTCGTCGCCCGACAGGCCGGAGTATGGCGAGCGGTAGCCGCGCAGCAGATCCGGCGCGAGCGCCGCGACCGACGGTGCGCTGATCGTGACGTACATGCGTCGCTCGGTGAGGTTGCAGGAGTCGATGCTGACTTCGACGCCGGACTTGCGGATGCCGTCGAGTGCGGCTGTGAGCGCGTCGAAGTTGTCCGCGACGCCGCCATAAGAATCGGACAGCAGCGCGCGGGCGATGCCTTCGCCGCCGTCGTCGCCCCGGAACGTGCGGACAAGGAACGAACGAGCGTCGGGCTCGGCGACGACGTCATCGAACGGCTCAGAGAGTCGCTTGACGGTGTGCCCGTGAATCCAGCCGTTGACGTTCGCGTCGTAGAGATCCGGGCGCTCGGTCCGCATGCGCCGCACATAAGCAAGTGGGATGCCGAGCTTCTCCGCGACACCCTCATCGAACACCGCCGTCGGACGGAAGATGCCCGGCTCGGTCGTCACGCCGTAATCGTCCATCGTGACCGTCGCGTCTTTGACATGCAGCAGACCGCCGCGAGAACGCAGCGTTGTCGCCGGGGCAACGATGTCGAGCTTCGCGGCTTGCTGCTGCTGTAGCAGCTCCGCGAGGTCAGCGAGTGTCGCGTTGCGGGCTTGGGTGGTGATCATCTTGTGGTTCCTTCCGGGGTGGGTACGTCCCGACCGTTTGTCGGATCGAGTCCGACTATACAGCAGCGGGCCGACAGTTCTAGCCCGTCGCCGGTATTCTCGGCACTGCCGGGCCGGTGCAGCACTCAACTAGGCCAGCCAACCTTGCACCGGCCCGGCGTTTCACGGCCGTAACAGCGGCTCGTCCACGACGCTCACCGGCACAAGATCAAGCACAACAGGCGCGGCTGGCGGCGGCTCAGCCCGACGTCGGCGGAATAGATCGAGCAGAATCCGCGCGTCCAGGGCTGAGCCGGTGCCGTCGGATGCACGGCGGATCGCCGCGCGTGCCTGATCGGCGGTGTAGGCGATCACCCGGCGCGCTGAGCTTTGCCGAGACGCGAGTTCGGTGAAGCGAGCGCGACGCCGGACGGCCGCGCAGGCTTGCGCCTTCGCATGACCGGGTCGATCTTGCTCGCGCGTCGCCCCATGCTGTAGGACCGCGCCTCCTGCCGGACATGAACGCCGTCATCATGACCGAACGGCAGCCGACACTTCCGCGCCGCGCAAAGCTTGACGCCGTCGCCATGCCGGAGCCGGAACTTCTCCGCTTGCCGGACCGCCCGCCGGGCGACGCGTTCGAGCGTCTCGTTGTTAGCTTCAGCGACCGGAGCAGTCTCGACCGGCAATTCGCCGACCGGCAATTCGGCCTCGACCGCGCGCTTTCGTCGTAACCGCATCAGATGCCTCTCGTGTCGGGATCAAGCGGACAGTAGCAGCGCCCGGCGTCTACGGAACAGACCGCGCAGATCATCCGGCATCGGCACCGAGAGCGCCCGGTGCTCGGCGCACGCCGGACACGCGCGGCCGCGATCAATCGACTCGGCCGGGTGGAACGGACACGTCGGACGTCGCTCCGGTCGCAGCTCGCGCCAGAACCGTAGGAATGCCGCGACGTGCCGCACGCGTCCCCATATCCGGCCGGACGCTTCGCGGACGAGCCGTGCGATGCCGATCGTGCGTACCCAGCGGGTGAGGTCAGCGATGACGTCCGGCCGCAGACGTCCCCAGCCGACGCGGATACCGGCGGTGAGCATCGCGTCACGCAGCGCGGTCACTTCCGGCGTCCAGGGCACTGTGCTCTTCGATTGAGAACCTGAGCTTAGAGGTTGTCCGGTAGGCACGATCCGGTCCGGCAGCCGGTGCCCAGCAGCGTCGCAGCGGCGCTCGCGGCGGATCGTCCCGGCGGTTTCAAGCTCGCCGAGCGCGCGGGCGACGGTCCTACATGACACGCCGAGCACGTCGGCGAGCGAGTCCTGGCTGGCGGTGATCGGCCGGTCGATGAGCGCGGCGAGCCGGATCAGGGTGGACGTTGTCGGGTCGGTCTGAGACACTTGTGTCGCCTTTCGAGCTTGGTCGCGAGTAGGGCATTCGTCAGACAAAGGCCGGGGATGGAAACCCGGCCTTTGTCATGTCCGGAAGATCCGGACCCTAGTCTTTCGTGTCGCGCGGAGCAAGATCGGAGACCGCGCAGACGTGCGGCGCATAGCCGCCGCCATGAGATTCGCCGGTCTCTTCAGCGACGACGTCGGTGATGCGCCGCCGCAGCGGCGCGCCGCGTTCATCGAAGCGCCATAGGCCGCCCCGCACGATGCCGGGGTCGAGGGTGAGCACGCCGGAGCCGCGCTGTATGCGGAACACCGGCTCGCCGCATGTCTGGCATCGCGCCGGGGCGAGATCGTCGGCCCAGCGCGGCGCTGGGGGCTCTAGCGGCCGTTCTCGCGGCACTGCCGGTGGTGCGGCTGCGGCTTCTCGGGGCGGGGCGTATTCCCATACTTCGGCGCGGGTGTGCTTATCGAGCGGATGCGGCACGCTGCGGCCGGTCCGCCGGTAGTCAAAGACGCTGCCCATCGCGGCGGCCGCGTCGCGGCACCGCTCGATCTCGGCGAGGAAGTATGACCAGCGGTCGCGCGGGCCGCCTTCGCAGATCGCGACTGGCTGCGACCAGCCCATCAGCGTCGCCGAGGCGCTGGCTTGCGCTCAACGATCGCTTTGCGCTCGGCGCGCATCTCACTCACACACTTCACGCAGCGGCCGTCTTTGTCGAGCTTGTCCGCTTCGTCGATCGGGTGCCCTTGTGAGCACACGTCGCCTAGCCGCAGCGTCACAGCAGCGTCTCGCCGTCATCAGCGGCGAGCTGTGACTCGGTTAGAGCGTCGCGCTCGGCTTCCTCCTGCTCGGCGAGGCGGGCGAAGTGCGCCGTGAGGTCGAACGCGACGACCGCGCGGAGCTGCTCCGTCGAGAGGTAGGCGAGACCGGCGTTCCGGCCGGGCGTGTCGTTGGCGATCGAGTCCGGCCAGATCCGGCCGCCTGCTACCTCGACGGCAGCGTCGAACGCGCCGTCGCCGTGCTTGTCGATCGCGGCCTTGATAAGCCCCTTGCGGAGCGCGGTGGAAGGGTACGGTCCCGGCGCTGTCAGCGGCGTGTCGTTGCCCTCAGTGACCGTGACCGGCTCTTCGACGATCGTGATCGTCTCACCGTTGCCGACCGTCGTGCCGGGAAGATCAGCGCGGGTGATCGTGACCGACTGCCGCTCATCATCGCCGTCAGCGCCGAGAGCGTCGAGTGACATGTCGGTGCGGACCGCTTCATCAGATGCGAACGCCAGCGCGAGGTCGGTCGTCTTCGGTAGGAACTTGAACAGTTGCCGGACCGCGCTCTTCCGCGACATGGCGTCTCGGTTCGTGTTCCACGGCGAGTAAACCGAGTTCGACGACTTGCTGGATTTTTTGATCAGCTCGACGTCGTCTTCGCCCATGACGTGCCACGCGACGCCGCCGTTCGTGAAGCGTGCGATCGCGTAATGCAGGATCGGCTCGCCGCGCTCGTCGTGCTTAAAGATCCGCTCATGCTCTAGCTTCTCATCGAGCCCGTCGACGATGCGGAACTTCTCGTTGCTGTAGATCGTCTGCGCCTTGATCGAGAGCACTTTGCCGGTCCGCTCGACGAGTTCGATCATCCCTTGATAGCCGAGAATCCACTGAGCTTCGACGGTCCCCGCGCGCCGGTTCTCATACGGCAACACCCAACCGTGACCGAGCGCCGGGACGTTCGGCCGCAGACCGAGCTGCGCGGCGGTCATCAGCGCGCCGAGGAACGAGGCCTGTGTCGCGTCGGCGAGCGCCGGGATATTCCGCATCGCGGTCGCGGCGTCACGGATGAGCTGCCGCGCTTCGAGGCCGCGCGGCATCGCGAGCGCGAACTGTTCCTCGAATTGCTTCATCACCGCGACTCGGCCGTCGATGCGCTGCGCGAGAGTGAGTGATGTTCCGGGCTCGCCGGGTGGCGCTTCGTCGAGGCCGACGGCGGCGCGGGCACGATTGGCTGGGGTTGCTTCGGTCATCGGAGTTCTCCTACTCGGGGTGGGTTATCGGGTCGGTGCCGACTATACTCGGCAGGTCCGACAGTTACTTGATGAGCCAGGACCGGCGGTGCCGCAGCACGCCCGACGCCAGCAGCTCCGGGTGGTTCTCGATGAGCTTGTCGACGTCCATCTCGCGCTTCTCAACGGTCTTCATGAACGGTTCGACGAGATTGCGGTGCGCGGCGGCAAACTCTTTCGTCGCGCCGTCGATCGTCTTCGTCGCCCGCCATGTCGCGACCGGCTTGCTCGCGATGCCGGTCGGCGGATCGTAGAAGACCTCAGTCGCGTCACCGATCTTCGCCTGTAGCTGCGCGAGCGTGTCGTCATACGCGGTCTGCGCCGCTTCAAGGTCAGCCTTCAGCAGCGGCAACGCCCGGAACAGTTCGGCATCCTCTGCGTCGAGCACATACGCTGCGCCCGGCGTCGGATTGCCGAACATGCTCTTGACCATCGCTGACGACCGAGACGACGCGCTCGGCGCGACGTCAGCTTCGACGTGCTCCGGCCACCACTTCTCGACGATCGTGAACAGACGATCGATCAGGACATCGTCGCGGTGCATCAGGCGGTGAACCGGCACGAGACGCGGACCGAGCACCACGAAGTGAACGTGATCGCGGCCGGTGACGCCGAGCTGCCATTGCCCCTGGAATTGGAAGCCGACAGGGATTTCCGGTTCGGCGTCGGTGCCCCACTCGCGCAGATCCGACTGCGTCTTCACTTCAACGAGGCACCGGCCGATCTCACAGATCGAGATCCGGTCGACGGTCGCCCCGGCGTGCGGGCAGCGCCGCGACCGCAGCAGCCCTTGCCGCCGCACTTCGATCGGGAAGTCGACGTAGCGGGTCACCCACAGATCGATCACGCCGTCTTCGAGGATGCGGCCGCGTTCCATCGCGTTGCTCGCAACCTCGACCGGGGCGCGGCCGGTCTTGTCGGCCCATACGGTGAACGCGTCGCCGTAGTGCGAGACGCCGACGATCTTCGCGATGTCCGAGCCGCCGATGAGCGTCTTACGGACCGCGAGCCAGTCTTCGCGGCGCGCGGATGAGGCGAGCAGCAGTGATCCAGCGGGGATCGTCCACGGGCTCTCGGGGCGGCGGGTCGTCCAGGTGATCGGCGACGCGGTCATGACGTGGCCGCCGAGTCGAACTGCAGCTCAGC